TTCGGAAAAAAGAAAGAGAAAGAAGAAAAGCAAGTAGAGGTAGTTAAAAAGCCTCAGACTGATCTTGAGAAATTCGAGACGCTTTTCGCCTTGTCAGCCAAACTAGACAAGCAGTTTAAGACAGAAAATACACTACAGCGTTTAGACGATAAGAAAATAGTAGCTATACCCAGCATTAACGTCGGGCTCCCCACCTTTGACTATGAAGTAATGCAATGCGGAGGTATACCAAGGGGAAGAATAGTTGAAATTTTTGGTCCTGAATCTGCTGGTAAGACTACATTTACTCTACATGTTGTTGCTGAAGAGCAAAGACAAGGTGGAATCGCAGCTTTTGTTGATGCTGAGCACACCTTTGATCCAAAGTATGCTACGAAGCTTGGGGTTGATGTAGACAAATTGGTAGTTAATCAGCCGGATTATGGAGAGCAGGCATTATCAATCGTAGAAGCCCTTATCAAATCCGGCGCAGTAAGCTTAATTGTGGTGGATTCTGCTGCGGCCCTTACACCTAAAGCTGAGCTTGAAGGTGAGATGGGAGATACGCACGTAGGTCTTCAGGCACGTATGATGTCGCAAGCTATGCGTAAGCTGTCTAGCATAGCATTCACCAATCAGGTGACCATCATTTTTATCAACCAGATTCGTGAGAAAATTGGTGTGATGTATGGTAACCCTGAAACTACCCCCGGTGGTAGAGCATTAAAGTTCTATTCTTCTGTACGTCTGGATGTGCGTAGACGTGATGCTATTACTCTCTCAGGTAAAGAGACAGATAAGAACATCATCGGTCATCGCATTAGAGTGAAGGCAGTAAAAAATAAAGTTGGAGTACCATTCAGAGAAACAGAGCTTGATCTTATCTATGAAGACGGATTTGACAAAGAAGGTAATACCATTGAATTCGCTGCCAATATGGGTATTCTGGATGTTACTGCTAACGGCTGGTATTCTCTGGACGGAGAAAAGCTTGCCCATGGGAAAGAAGAACTAAAAGAAGTACTACTTAATAGTCCAAAAACTTTAGAGAAAGTGAAAGGCAAGATTGCAGCGTTTATTAAAGCTGGTGATTCCTTGCCAAAAACTACCGTATGATTTATGTCAAGAAGTAAGAAGGAAATTGAAGAACGTGCTGCTAGAAAAAAGCTAAGGAATATACAAAAGAAAGCACAGGAAGGTCATCTATCCAAATTAAACCCTGTGGATTTAGCTTACTTAGCGGGTATTGTTGACGGAGAGGGTTGTATAAGTATTAATAGGCAAAAACAAAAAGACTATAAAAAGCACCCATATGCATACAGAGGAACGATAAACGTACATATGACTTCCGAATCTACTATAAGATGGATTCACAAGACAGTAAAATTAGGAAGTGTATGTTTTAAGCCTGTTCATAAAAAGAACCACAAAAATGCATGGACATGGGCTGTGTGGTCTAAGCAGGCTGCATTGTTGATAGTCCAATTACTGCCCTATTTAAAACTTAAGAAGAAACAAGGTAAACTATTGTTGAAATTTCAAAACGCTATGAATAAACACAGTACTAAACCTTCTTTAAAACATATGTACAGTCAACGTTCAATGTACATAAAAATGAGGTCTTTAAAACAATGCTAGTTATTTTCCATAAAGGGTGTCCTGATGGATGGTGTGCTGCTTACTTGGTAAAGAAACAGTTCCCTGAGGCTGTGCTACATGGCATGGCCTACGGGGAACCTGTTCCTTGGGAAGCCATGGTAGGGCATGAAGTCCTGTTGATGGTAGATTTCTCATTTAAGCGTCCCCAGATGATTGAGATTCTGGATAAGATTCCCACAGTTACTATTTACGATCATCATCAAACTGCACAGAAAGAACTAGAAGGATTGCAGGAGCAGTATCCACATTCAACCATTGTGTTTGATATGAACCGCAGTGGGGCTACTATCACGTATGATGAATTGTATGGGGTTCTTCCTAGAACATGGTTCGTTAATTATGTTGAGGATCGTGATCTTTGGAGACATGCTCTTCCTAAGTCACGAGAAGTCAATGCGTACCTTATGACTCTGCCTCAAATCTTTTATGCATGGGATCAGCTTAATGCGTTGGATTGGGAAGAGGCCGCTCGTAGAGGTGAAGGTGCTCTTTCTCACGTTAAACATTACGTAGAGAAAATTGTAGCTAATCACTCAAAAGGTTCGTTAGGAATGCCGGAAATGAACCGAATGTTTACTGTAGGTATTGTTAATGCTCCTTATCCTAACTGCTCAGAGGTGGGCAACGTTCTATCAGACCAATATGATGTCGGCATGTCATGGTTTGAACGTAATGATGGAATTATTCAGTTTAGCTTTAGATCAAAACAGGGCAGTGATGTAGATGTCTCAACCATCGCCAAAACTCTTGGTGGTGGAGGACATAAACATGCCGCAGGTGCAGAATTACCAATTAAAGAAGGAAGAAAGCTAATAGATAGTATTATAGGAAGGTAATGAACGTAGACTATAACGGTGGCAAAGACCCTTGGGTAGAAACATTTAGAGGCCACAAGTTTCATATCCTTAACCCCAAGCCGGAAGAAATCGACATTAAGGATATAGCTCATTCATTGGCGATGCAATGCCGTTTTACAGGTCACGTTAAAACCTTCTATTCAATTGCAGAGCATTGTATACATGTAAGTCATCTATGCTCAAAGGAGTATGCCTTAGAGGGGTTGCTACATGACGCTTCAGAGGCATACTTATCTGATCTTAATCGGCCAGCAAAACATTTTACTTTAATCAAAGAGCCATATATTGAACTAGAGAACAAAATTACAAACGCAATTTATTCTAAATTCAATGTTATACCTGTAGACAAATCAGCTATAAAAGCGGTAGATAACATTATGCTGGGGCTGGAAGCTAGAAAGCTTATGAGAAACGTTGGTGGATGGGCTGATGACTTTCCTATCACTGACATTAAGCTATATTGCTGGTCTACAGCACAGGCTGAAAAAGAATACATAAAGCGGTTCAAACAACTAACTAAAAAGAAGAGATGAAGGTAAAATGAATGAATACTCAATTGAAACCTACGACCTCACAACCGCAGCAGGGCAAGAACAGTACTGGGCATGGCTCGTCTGGTGGGCACTCGGGCAAGAAACGAAAGAACAGAAAGAAAAAAGGAAAAAGCTTTTCGAAGCCGAGCTTGCCTCCCGTCAAGGCATACATCAGCAAATGTTGCGGCACGTCAACAAAAAAGCCAAGAGTAGGCTCAGCACTAAAAGCAAAGCGTAATGATGACAACGAGCAGACCGATTTTACCCAAGTTAACGGGCTGGGACATTGGAGATGTGACAACTGCAAAAAACCTTGTAAGGTAACGGTACAAGCGCATGAAACACAAAGTAATAATCAAGCTGTCATATAAAATTCTAAATGAATACCCGGATGGCAATAGAACCGTTATATCCGACAATCTTGATAAAAAATCTGCCGATAAACGAGCAGAAGAATTTAAAAAAGCCGGATACGAAGTGGAGTTTGAATAAATGTGGAAGTATGTACAGAGAACAGGTAATTTTTATGACCCGGATGGCAAAAAGATTGCGAAGGGATATGCTGGTGGGGACCATGGCCTCAGGCTAGATGGAGTAAATAATCCTGATCTTCAGAGCAAACAGAGTATCGGCCCTCTCCCTGTGGGCTTATATACTCATGGTACAGCAGTAGAAGGAAGTCATTTAGGTGCTTTTGCAATCCCATTGATTCCTGACTCAAACAATGAAATGTTTGGACGTTCAGGTTTCTTCATGCATGGAGATAGACTAGATGGTAAGCCATTGTCAGCCAGTGATGGCTGCATTATTGTCCCAAAACCAGCACGAGAAGCATATTACAATTCCCCTGATTCGCAGCTTCAAGTAGTGGCAGAAGAGTCTGCATGAAAGAAATGATGGATATGGATCATGTAGGTAGACGGGTAGACCATCTGGCAGAGTTGCATGAACTTTGGTCAGATGGTCTAGCACTGTTAACCCGTCCTGATATCTACCATACAGTGCTGGAAGAGAAGATGGCAGAAGAGCTAGAGATATGCATTAGGCACCTAGAGCACCATATGGCAAAGGATTTCAATATTTCTACCTACGGTAAAGAGATAAACAAGCTAAACAAGGATGACGATGAGCAAAACACTCGCTAAATTATGGCTTTGGATTGTAAGTATTGGTTTGGTAATATTAAATGGGATTGCGTGCTATCACGAAATTCACATACTATGGTTTGAACTGATGTCGTTTGGAATAGCTGCCGTATTGATCATAACCTTGATAGCCTTAATTGAAGTGCAAGGAGGACATGATGGGTGGTAGGTGGTAAATGATCTTCTTAATATTTTTCGCCATACAGTTTGCACAATACCTCATCATTACGATCAATATGGCGGCAGTGGCTTCTAAGAAATACTTGTGGGTTGGTATCAGTGATGCTCTTATATGCGCTGTAGGATTTCTGATTGTCAAACATATAGCAGAGAACCCACATTCTACAACAGCTATGATAGGATATATGTTAGGTGGAATTTTAGGAGGGCAGGTAGGAGTATGGTTAAGCGAAAGATTGTAGATAATAATCCAAGTAAACTAAATGCAAAACAGTATGCTCAATTTGAAGAAGATAGAGTTGCTTTTAAAAAAGCAGCGATAAAAATCATTGAAGATTTGGATGCTGCATATGGTACCCAAACTAATGATAAGCATCAAAAGACTGGACGTATTTTTGATAATGTAGTGTTCCCTTTGATAAAGGACAAGTATGCATCCAAATCTAAGTGATTCAATCAACGACAATATTGCTCGATCAGAAGTGCTAGGCGGCATCTATTTGGAAAACATCTTGCCGGGAGAAACCATACTAGTACAAACACGTAATTCCCGCTATCAAATCCATAAGGATGAATCCGACAAGTTCTTTTTACAAAGTACAAACCCTAGGGTTGGTGCTCCTGCTCCTGTAGAAGCACATATACATGGTTCTACTTTTGGTGGTTCTATGCTAAAGCTAGGGTATATTGGTAACGGTATGTTCATGGAATTTAGCCTTGAGGGACATATGAGATATTCACCTACCCTAGAAAGAGAAATTCCTGCGGTATTTACTACATCACAGATTGAAAAGGTGGAAAAGCTTGAAAGAGTTTAAAGTATATTTGGCTGGACCCATTAGTGGGTTGACGTTTGATGAGGGGCAAAATTGGAGAGAGGATTTTAGGCAGGCAATACACCCAGCGATTAAAGCATATTCCCCGTTACGAGGTAAAGATTATCTAGCTGATAAAGGAAATTTGGAAGGATCATATGATGAGTTTCCTCTGTCAAGTGGCAAAGGTATTACTACTCGTGACCGATATGATTGCATGGGCTCAGACCTTGTAATCTTTAATCTTCTTGGTGCTAAGAAAGTGTCTATCGGAACTATGATTGAACTGGGATGGGCAGACGCGGCTCGTGTACCTGCTATTCTTATTATGGAAGAAGGTAATGTGCATTCACATCCCATGGTAGACAACACGACACACTTCAGAGTGACGAATGTAAATGATGCGATTAAACTAACTGAGATGATCTTATTGTCAAAGGTGGGTTAATGAAGTTTTTATCCAAAGCTAAAGACGGTGGACCTGAATCACCAGTCACAGGATATTTCCTGATTGAGATTAAATCTCTGTTCTCTATCGTGCTTCTACATTTCGGTGGAACTAGAGAAGCTTTCCATAGTCATGCCTTTAATGCGGTAACCCTGTGGTTAAAGGGTTCCGTAACTGAACATGTACATGGTGGAGTATGGTGTGAATTGTGCAAGCGATGGGATGCTGGAAATATAAAATACACTCCTCGTGGTTTGATGCATAAGATCATACCAATTACTGATGCATGGGCCATTTCGATTCGAGGACCGTGGGCTAAAACTTGGCAGGAATACTCACCAAAGGAAGACAGAACCATTACACTAACCCATGGACGTAAAGTAGTTAATTAAATCCCCTAGGGAGAAAGAAAACCTAAATGATTAAAAAGCTTATTACTCTTGCAGTCCTTGCGGTGGCTTGTTGTCTGCCCTCGTATGCTCAACAGATTACAACCTATAACGTGCTTCCCGGTGGGGGTGGTGTTGTTGCCACTCCGTATCGAGTGTTTAACATTCCTCTCACCGATCAAGCAGCTATTCCGTGGTTGGAGCTTTCCAACAACCCTTATTACAAGGTAGCCTGTGGTGTTTCTACATCCACTCCTACTGGATTGGGTTTTATCTTTGTACAGAACACTTCCCTTGGTCCCGATAACCAGTGCTTCAATACTAGTGCTCCTGTGACCAATGCAGATAATAGCCAAACTGTTACCTTTTCAGGTACGGATGAAGGTGGCATCGAGTTTACTGCGTCGTTTACTTGGAGTCAGCATATTGCTTGCCATCGTGTTAGTGGGCGAGTGTCCCGAAACGTATGTTCATATGTAATTGATTCGGGTGAGTTGTCTATTACTCGTAATAACACTCTATAATCAAAAAAAAAATGCCCCAGCTTTCTACCTGATAAGTAGAGGCTGGGGCTTTTCTTTGTTTATTCTTTTTTCTCTGTCACATGTTGCCATACGGCCCACATATGCCATAGACCACATACCGCGCTTAAAAACTTTCGTGTCTTACTTTCTGAAGTACCAAATTCTAACCATGAAACAGTAGCTAAAGCTCCATGGAAAATGGCTCTCTCCCGGTGATTAATTACATCCATCGGATTAGATTGCATGGCCTACAATTCCCCCAAGTAATACTAACCCAACTTTCTCTGCTCCATCAAGGAATTTTCTGAACTTAGACTTCTTAGCCAGAGCCTTATAGTCCGCAATGTTCTTATTAGCTTCAGTTAACAACCCTTGACATTGCTGGAAGTTGTTGTTTAATAAGGAGTTATTGGTTTTTAGCAGGTCAACCTCCTCAGTACGGTCTTTTAGGTCGGCCTGAGTACGATCTAATAATAGCTTAGAACTGGTCAGTATTTGCGTTTCCGTGACCGTGGTGAGGACTTTACCCTCAGGGGTAGCCACAGGCTCCCCAAAATCGGGAAACGCGCTATAAGCCGTTTTAAGGGCCAAAGCAGCCTGTTCCGCTGTAGCGTCGGGTTTTAAACCGTCTGTAATGGCCTTTGGAGGGGGTGTAGAGGCTCTATGGGCTATCTGGGCTTCCAGTTGAGCTATACGGTCATTAGATGCCTGTAGAGCCTGCCTGTCTTGTGTCCATTGAGCTTCAGTCTTTGATAGGTCACTACGATACTGCGCTTCTCTGGCTTCAGCCCGAGCTTCTTGCTGGTCGAAATGCTTTACAGCGAGGTAGCCTCCTACCCCGGTTAATCCCATAAATAAAACCAATGTGATTATAAGACCGTAGGATAGTGTAACCTGCTTGTGTGCTAATTGGGAAAAACTTTCGTGAATGTCACTTACCAGCAGGTTCATTTCCTGCTGGGGTGTTACTGGTGGTGTAGACATGTCTATATTCCTGAGCCCTCTTTAAATCTTCCGGCATAAAATGCATCGGATATGCGACCATGAATTGAATACGAGCGTTATCTTCGGCTTCACCAATGGCAGCACTCACTACTCCCACTAACGTACCATCATCATCTCTAAATATTCCTGATCCTGAATCCCCATTGTACGTCTGCATATCAAAGAGCATCATAACACCTTCCATAGGAACATGTGTAATCCCAGAGAAAACTCCTTTTCTAAATACATAGGAAAATGAGCCGGGACTACCAAAGATAAAAGCTTCTTCAGTTCTTAAGATTTTATTTTGATCTATTTTGGCAACAACGGGGAATCCATCTTTACCATCGGGAAAATCTACAAGATAAATAGTGTGATCATTGTTGTCTCGTATACGGTCTACGATAACCGCTGGCCTATCGACAACTACGAGGTCATTGCTGGGAAGTTCACAATGGGTAGCGGTTAATAAAGCTTGAGGGCCAATGGCCGTACTTGTACAATCAGAGGATTCTTTCTTATTTACTTGGGTGATATCAAAAGTGGCGTTATAAGCATTGACATATTCTTCTCGCACATGGCGAGATGAGTCAGAAGCAGGGGAGAACAGTAACAGCAGAGCAAATACAAAATTTCTCATACAAATCTTTTAAAACAGGGCATTATTAATGTGGAAAAGCTATACTGCTTATCCCCTGCTCCACAAAATATTAAGCATTTTGTACAGTGTGTACATCCCCGGATTTTACTGTTACCGTGGTTGTACCATCAGCAAGTAGAACGTTAATAGAAGCGGTAAATCCTCCCGTACCCACAGATGACGTTCTTCCTTTTACAACTACTTGCTCACCATTAGTGAATCCAGAAAATGTTTTTCCAGCGCCTGATAGACTAGGGCCATTCACATTATGAGAGGCGTTTGCCGATCCTTTAAAAGGAACGGTTATAGATGTTCCTGAAGAATTAGTTTTTACAGTTAGGTTATTACCAGAAGAACTGGTAATGGTCCCGAGAATAGTGCATTCATCCCCTAAAGTTACAGGTTTACCTGTGTGAGATGTTGCGGTTGGATTTGCCATAAGAAATGCTCCTAAAATTGAAAATAAAAAACCCTCGTAGTTTTCTTGGACTGTACGAGGGTAAGGTGGCGGTCGAATAATAATTTAGGAACTACCCCCAAGAACGCCACAAACTTTTATGTAAAGATAGCTCCTGCTCCTTGCAAGCTGAACAGGGTATCAAATAACTTTAAAGTTTTGACTTTGAACTCTTCTAGAGTCCCGTCGTTTTTAAGAATTGCTGTCCATTCCCAATCAGGCACATTAGCTAACGCTAGTTCTGAGGGATGGGCACCAGCCGCACCGTTTAAAGGGGGAAGACTAGGGCGGTCAACTCTTACCATATCTCCACCACACTGCTTTACGAAGTCCATTTCGTTTGGAAATCGCATGTCGGTGATGAGAGCTACTCTAGGGTTTTCTTTAGCAATAGTTTCAGCTAGGCGATCAACCCAGTAGTTAGTGTTTACACTTCTACGAAATTCAGTACCCCACCACTGTAGTAGAGTACGTTGTTTACCCAGTGGACAAAGATCATCCACAGGAGCATCTTCTTCAAATACTACCCAGTCGGGCAGTTGAATAAGATTGCCGTTCTCCTGATAAAACCACATCGAAGGGTTCCAGAGGTTTCTCATGCCGCCAGCATTTAATGCAGCAGCCGTTACTTCCTCTTTCAGAGCACGCGCAAATGAGTATGATTTTACACCGTACTCTTCACCACGCTCCTGCACAATAAAGGCAGCAGCCGTGTCTTTACCTGAGCGTGCTCTATGACCAAAGCCTATAACATAAGCTTTAACTTCGGGAGTGTTTTTTGTGGGATTTGTGATGCTTTGAATTAGGTTTGTGGCCTGATTCCCCATTGCTACCTCCCTGCTTTGTACGTTTAATGGCTTGATCTAGTCCTTCTTTATCTAAACCATAGTTTCCGGCGCGGAACAACGTGACACCGGGGATAATGTTTTCTCCGAGGCCAAATGAGCCATCGGCATAGCGGCGAATTTCGTAATTTATCTGAGTCATTTACTGCTCCACTTTTTTAAGTATTTTGCAGCTTTTATTAAAAGTTCAGGATTATCTTGGAAATATCCTAAACCGGGATTGCACAAATCACAGAGAATACCTCGTACTTGCTTAGGCGCAGTATGATTATGGTCTATGTGAGGTTTTATTAAAAATAAACCACATATTGCACATTTATTGTCTTGCGCCTTTAGCATAGCTTCGTATTGTTCCAGCGTTATACCATAATTTTTCTTTAGTTTTGTATTACGAACGCTGCGTCTACCTGACTCTGTTTTAGTCCATTCCCGCATTTTCTTAGCATGTTCTTCAGGATTCGTTTTCTCCCAACGAAGAATAGCTTTTATTTTATTTTTTGAGGACTCCCTACTACATTGTCTACAACTTCTATCGCTGTATAAATTTTCGGGAGTCCTTTTATGACCTCTTTTACAGTATTCTTTATACTGTCCTTTAGCTGGCATCTTCTATTACTTCCCTTTTGGTTACTATCGGAGAGTGTGCATCATCGTTGTAGGTGAGTTGCGCTATAAGCCCCTCGTCTTTTGACCATACAAACGCTTCTGCTGTTCTTAATGCTCCTTTAAAACCTTTTTGTGCGTGCCAAGCGTCGGGTGTACTTAAAGAGCTTATGGTGCGAACTCGTACACCGTGGTATTCTTCCGTTTTAGTGGTGTGATGATGTCCAGTATGAATCTCCCTATATTTAGTGTTTCCAAATAATCGAGAATTTTCTGTGGCAAACAGGAGAGGATAATCCGCTCTTTTTCCTTCATCGCCATGAGTGAACATAAGTCCTACTTCACCCCATTGAAAATATTTTCTCAAAGAGGGAGCATTATCTATGTTTACGTTTGGGTCATTGTGAAAATAGCATTCTAACGAATCGCCAAGTGTAAAACTTGAAAAACGGTCGTGGTTGCCGGGAACGATCAGCACCTCTACAGGGGCTAACGTTTTCAGCTTTTCGATGATTCGCACCATGGCACGACGGGCAGTAATGTAGGCTTTTTGGAATCTTCCATCACTATCTACCACTGTACCATTAGCGGTTCTATTTTCCAAATCATTGCTATGCAGAACGTCATTACCAACTACGAAAAGAATACGTTCATATCTGAAACCATTGGCTCTACCAAGGATCACATCCACAGCCCTATCGGTCATGGCTTCTGCGATCTTTACATCATATGGTCTATCCAGTGTTTCGGCAGGCCAAGACTGTTTTCCAAAGTGTAGATCGTACAGGGACAGTTCCAGCATCAAGCCGGAATTGTGTGCAGGATAAATAATCTTTGGTACGTCGATTTGAACAGTTTGCTTTGCCTGTTGTTTTAATGCTTCAATTTCATCTTTTACAGCCAACACAGGACGCTTCAGTTTGCAGCGTGCCTTTACTTGAAATAAGGCTTGTTGACCACCACCCTCAGTGCCCATGCTCCACTTGTTGAAAGTACATTCAATGATTTCCCATTTTTCAAGGTCAATCTGCATGTAATCAATCAACTGCTGTTCAGTGTGGATATCAGTGGCAGGGATGGTTATGTCCCAGAAATCACCTTTGAACGATTGTGTCTCTTGTTCTTTAGTTTTTGGTCTTTCTTCTGGGGCTTCAAAAAAGTCCATCAAATACAATTGTAAATTTCGAGCGTTTTGAGCACCGCAACTTAAATGATTTCTCAGTTCATCTCTTGTAGGGAAACCACGACCAGCCTCTAACGCAGTCTTTACATAAGCTCTTGCTTTATCCAACAGCGAAAGCTCATGTCCAGACAAAGTTATCTTTACGGACATTAATTACCTTTCAAAAAGAAAACACCCCGAAATGGGGTGTATTTATAGTTTACACCTATAAACTGAAAAGTCAAGTATTATTTTTTGTTGGCTTTTAGCCAGTTTACACCGACCTTATAGCCCTTGTAATGCTTTGCTGCAACTATGGCTCCACAAGTATACCCACCGAAGACTATATAGTGATTCTTTAATAATATAGCTCCTGCTACTGATGCTGCGGAGATGATGTACCAAGGTAAATCCTTGCGAATTAAATCAAGTGCCGAAGGTCTGACATTTGGTGGTTCAGCATCACTCTCCACTGCTCCCGCCTTAAAATCAATTTCCGATTGCTTGATATCCAAATATTCAGCGAAAATTGCTAGTGCTGTCAAAGCTATATAAATTAGCCACAAAACCATAGTCATTACCCCACGTTAATATTTGTAGTATTCTGTTGATCTATTTTCTTTGTGCGATCAAACACATTAGAAAGTGTGTTTATACCATATGGTGCTACAGTGAACCCTGCCAAAGCAGCGATTATGTATGGGAGCGCCCCTACAACTATAGCTAATTTATCAGCAGTCATATACACCATATGACGAACTATAAACCAAATTAACGCCATAGAGGAAATACACAGCCACCCTGATATCACTCTACTTGACGAAGGTGTTCCATTGTCAGAGAAGGCTGCTTTTAGAAATTGAACAAATCCATCAAAGTAATTCATTTTACTTCCTATTTTGAGATGCCCTTTAAATACCCATTCATTTCGGTTTGAGTGTCATGTAGTTTATTAAGCACATCTACCGTGTTTTTGGTGTTTGTCTCAATGTGTGTTAAGTGATTAGTTCTTTGCTGAACCAGTTCACGCTCTATAATCTCAAGCCTTGTGGAAGCATCATTCCACTTTTTTCTTAATGCTCTAAAAGGCCACATAATCAGCCAAGTAATTGCCGCCACACTCCCCGTAATCACTAGCTTATTCCATACGTCACTCGGGGAGACAAAAGGTGGTGGTAATAACATGTTTTTCTTCTCCTAAAATTTTATGTCCAAGCGACCTGAGTACCGGGGAGGAGATTTCCAGAACCAGCCGCAAAGGTTTCTACAAGGTTTCTATCAGATTTTATTTGTGAATTAAAGCTTGCTAATGCACCCGCCCCGATGGTTCCAGATTGTACAGTATTAGTCAAACTATTTGTAGCAGTCCATGCACCAGTGGTTAAGTTCACTGTCAAAGTTACAGTAGGTCCATAAGTTGAGGTTGCAACGGGAGTCCCGTTGAAAGTAAATACTATTTGTGTAGCCGATATAGTTGTTGGCACCCATTCGTTTGACACAGCCGCAGCAGGGGCCGCAGTTGCAGCAGTTAATTCCGTTCTTCCACACACTACTATTGGAGGGTTAGTCCATGTACCATCTTTAAAAGTTAAAGTCACGGTAGGATTAGCTCCTACCGTAGCTTTAGCTTGAATAGTAATTGATGCGGCTTGATCTGTGCCTCGAACAACAGTTAATACAGGGGAAGTGCCCCAACCTGCACTAAGGGCAAAATCCCCTGTAGATAATGTTGTTCCTTGTGTTGCCTTAAAACGTTGAGCACTAGCAGGGCCAGTAAATGTTGGAGTAGTAGATGAAGGGAATACGGTTGAATCACCATTACAAGGCATTATAGAGCCTCCAATCTAATATGCAATTCATAAACCATAGCAGTTCCGCTAGAAGTGTATCCATATTGATACTGAATAGCAGTACCTGTTTTGGCATAAACTATAATTTCTCCACCAACAGCAGTGCCTGTGGTATTAGCCGCAGATGTTACGCTGTTCCCCGGTACCGTGGTTTTAACTACAGAATCAGTAGGTGAAGTATATAGAACTTGAAAGCCATTAGCTCCTCCCAAAGTAGAAGTAGTACCAGCAGTGGTAATTGTTGCTGACCACACAATGCGATACATGCCTGTACGAGGAGCAGAAGCAGTTAAGTTAGTAGCAGTAATAGCTGCGCTTTGAGCAGTTAAGTCTACATTAGCTATTTGTGAGGCGATACCTTGACCAACAGTTGTTGTAGCCGCGTACTTAGTCACTACACCTGTATTGTTGATTGCAAACTCACTAGTTCCGCCCGAAGCACCAGCTTGAAGATCAAGCAAAAGTTTGTTGGTGCCAGTAAGCGCAGTTTCAACTACGTTTACCTGAAGTGCAGTATAGTCTCCAGTATTGGTACCAGTCTGGTTAATGGTAGGGTTGAGGTTGAACCCAATAAATTTGGTTGTGCCGCTAGTCGGTGCCCATGTAAAAGTGCCCGACATACCTACCATGGTCCCTGCACCCCCGGCAACCCCGGAGTTATTCATACCAGTAGAACTAAACTGAATTGCAGCCCCAGACGTGTTGGTTAAATATTGACCTGTAGCCAAAATTACAGGGGCGCTATTCTGAATAGTGTTGAGGTTGATGCCGGGGTTGTTCCCTGTCAATCTTGCCTGTTCAGTTCCGGCAAAACTCATACGGAAAGAACCACCAGAAGCCGCACAATACATAGCAACGTTCGAACCGTTACCAGTTATGCCACCACCGTTGCCTGCTGCACCAAACGTAATCCCACCGCTGTTTACTCCACCACCAGCAGGTACGGCTAAAGTCGCATTGCCAGTAGAACCAGAGTGACTAAATAACAATGTGCTAGTACCGTTGGTACCGTTCGCCACTGAATCTTGAATAGTCCACGAATCGGTTGCTGAAGCAGCACCTGTCCAGTATGTTCCATTGAGGTTCAGAATTGGTGAGGACTGGTTGACGCTGCTTGTCGCCGCTGTGGTGTTAGCCCACGTCCAGTTAACTGCGGAAGTCTGGTTAAATGTTGTAGCGTTTCCAGCGTTTGCTAGTGTTAATGCACCTGTCGCATTCTGTAAATTATTCCAGATCGGTGTGATCGTTGAATTCGGGATGTCAGAGGCTACTAAGGCTCTAAATGTTGGAGCAGCCGCACCACCAGAAGTAGGACCAGCGAACACTGTGTTAGCCGTTTCAGTTGCTAAAGTAACTGCTAAAGTTCCAGAAGTAGTTATAGGTGAACCACCAACCGAAAATATGGCAGGCATAGTAAGAGCAACGGAAGTAACTGAACCAGTGCCTACTGCTATCTTTGTAAATTGACCAGTTGTTATATCAAAACTTGCTAAAGCTTGTCCAGCCGTAGCAGTGGTATTCACTGCGGTTGAGCTATCAGCATTGGGAATATTTAGTGTACGGGTTGTACCTGTAGAAATATTTGCTAAATTATAAGCTAACTGTTTAGTAAAATCGGTAGCATCAATTTGGGTACCAGACAATAAAAACTTGTCAGTAAACTCAACAATACCCGCACCCGTCAAAATAGAACGACTAGTTCCATAAGAACCATTGGAACAATCACCTATTTTTATACCATAAAGAGTGGTAACTGTCCCTTGTATGTTAGGTAATATTAATATACCTTGTGCAGTAGTAACCGTCCCTTGAGTTCCAACAGTTATATTAACATTAGCTGCGGTAAGCTCTGAAAACGAACTGGAACCACCCGCACCAGAATCAGCCACTGCATTAACAATTAAAGTTCTAGATACACCTAAAATCAAAGAGCCCGTAGAATTGTTACTTCCGGCATTCAATGACATGCCAAAGAAGTTAGTACCGGGAGGTGTATTTCCGCTCTTAGCGTTTATAAAAGCGGCTAAACTCTGGGAATTAATTGTTAGCAATTTGTTTGTATAATCCCAAGTAAAATTAGGATCACCACCAAAAACTCCGGCTTGATTAAATTGAATATCAGTATTACCACCACCGGGAGTTCCTGAGGCGTTAATAGTAATATTCCCTGAACCCGCATCAACAAGGCTTATACCAGAACCAGACTGAAGATTCTGTGACCCCCATGCAGTACTAATGCCATCTACAAAGAATAAACCCTGTACATTTGCAGACACATTACCAGAGCCATCTACTTGCCATACAACGTTAGTTCCAGATACAGGTGCAGCAGGCGTAGTATTATTAAAATTAGGGTTATTAACAGTTACACTGTTAATTTTTACGGTTGACCCACCACCACCAACGGCTGCATCAACTAGCACAAAGTTTTCAGCTACTATGGGGTCCATGCCCTTCAAGGACAGACCAAGATTCGGCGTTATTGGATCACTTGATTGGCCGTAATAATTGGGTAGTCCATCATATCCTTGTGCCATGCTATCTCCTATTTATTATCATCTTGTACAAAACGGAAAAGAGGGTTCTTGCTGCCATCTGTAATTACTACCTTAGGGGCAGTCCCATCTAAAACCTTGTTTGTATCACTGGTTACATCTTGTTCTTGTTCATGAGTCAACTGCATCATAAGGCTATCTTGTAGTGCCTTTAGTGCTCTTTCATGATTGTGCTGAAGCTCGTTTAATTTCTCTTGTAGTACTCTAGCTTCTTCTTCTTCTCTTTGCTTTTGTTCTAGAGCTAGATTCTGTTTATTCTCTTCCGCACGTAGACGAGCTTGTTCAGCACGTTCCATCTCTAAGGCTTTTTCTTCAGCTTGCTGTTTTAGTTTACGTCTTTCTTCTACCCTAGCTTCATAAGCGTCTTGAGCTTCCTTGCGTCTACGCTCATTTTCTAAACGAGCGGCTTCTAGACGGGCATTGGATGCCGCAATCATTTCTAATTCGGCTTTAACTTGAGCTTGCTTTACCGCTTCAATCTGTTCCTGAATCTTTGAGTAATCTGCCATATATTCCTTGAGTCCAAAAATAAAGGGGAGCCGAAGCTCCCCATGTTATTACAATTCGATTTTAGCTACGATCTTAGATGCAGTACCTGATACACCAGATATATTGAATCTATAGAATCTGTAGTTGGTCTGGTTTACACCACCGGGAGTAGAAGCTGCGGCAGTAGTATTTTGACCAGATACCCAGTGTCCTGTAGTTCCAAGGCTACCAGCGGCTAATGTAGCCACAGTATCAATGTCTTGATATTCAGAATCCAAATCAAGATCAGCACCCTGAATCTTAACAGTAGCAGCGGAGTCTCCACCTACAGTTGGGAAACTTACAGTAGCACTGATTACTTTTCCTTGGTCTACGTTTCCACTATTAAAGATAGCAGCAACGGGCGCTGAAGCTCCTGCGACTGTTGCTTCTCCCACTTCAGGACGTGGAATTATAACCTGTCCACCGTCTCTTGTAGTAGCTTGTGTGGTAGAAGAAATGGTATAAGTAACTGTACAAATGCCTTCATCTGTAGTAGAAACCGTTGCGATAGCCACGTTCGTAACGTTAAAATTGTTGCTGTTAGCACAACCTCTTACAGTAATCAAATCTCCTACTGCTGGAGCATTGCCTTCTACGATTCTAAAAACTAGTGTTGCGGTTGTGGTTGCGCCTGCATTGGTTAACACATAACCAAGCGTAGGGGGCGTGCGATCATTCCATGAACCCAGCAAATAAGATGGGGTTCCTGCCACTAACAGTTGTACTGGTGGCTTAAACGGTGATGTTACATAATAAGGCATTAATTAATTCCCTCCCCCACATTCTAGTGGGACTTTCACGACTTTGCGGATATTTCTAAAATCTACGGTTTTTGTGTGTTTCTTTGAATTACAAGGTCCACACAAGGGCTGTATATTTTCTATAGTGTTTTTACCACCTAATATAAGCGGTATAACATGGTCTGCTGTCAATGGTTTCTTTTTATTACAGCACAAACATTTGTTACCATACTGTTTACAAAGATTAATCCATTCTGTATGGGTAAAAGAACCTGTGTTTCTTTTCATAGCTCTTCTTTTAGAACTGTGAACTATATCATAGGCTCTTTTTAAATGTGGGTTCTTCTTTCTCCACTTTCTTTGTATTTCTTTTACCCTAGCTTTATTATTCTTTTTCCAGAGAGCAATTCTTTCCTTGGTTTTTTTGTTATTGAATTTTTCTGGATGATCAATATAATACTGCTTAAGGTATTCTTTTACGTTTTTGTGCTTCTTCACGATAATTGCGATTATGATTGGCTAGTGCTTCTGCAAGCACCAGCAGTTACAGTGACAGATGTGCCACCTTGTAATTTTACGGTTAACTGGGCATTTTGGCCTGTACCGGAACCTACGGCTGTTACTACCCCCGGAACGGTGACCTTATCTGTGTCAGAAAACCCTTTGCCATCAATGCTGATTAAAGCTCCATCAGTTTGAGGAGCGTAAGCATTGTTAGCAGGTACGGTGATAGAATCACCAAATAGAGTAGTTACGGTTAAAGAAGCAGTAGAACCTGTACCTGAGTGAGAAGCAACTTTACCCATCACAGATACCTGATCATTGACTGCAACAACCTTTCCATCAAAGCTAATTCCTGTAGCCATTATTTCTTACCCTCTTTTAGAACTATATCAAACGCAAGCTTATCCCAGTCAGAATGTAACTTCAAAATTCCTCCCGGCATAACAGAATCCATAGGACCATTAGCACTGTTTACCTCTTTGCCTGTTCTAGATTCTTTCACAAATCTCTGTGCTTGCTTTACTAATGAGTTGTGTGTAACAATCAAGATAATCCCGCAGCTTCTGGCTTTGTGTATATAATAAGCCATGGCTTCATCACTTCTATCTTCGAATTGATAGTGGCTTTCACCGTTTGGGATGATCTTATGTGGATTCTCTCTGTAGTACTGTAAATCTTCTTTGTTCTGCTCAGTCTTCTCTTGTCCATTATAGATGCCTTTGTTCCAAGTACGCAGGCGCACATCGGTCACAATGCAATAGGGGTCTAAATTAAGCTCTTTAGCAACTATTTTGGAAGTCTCCATGCAACGCTTCATATCTGAGCAGTAGATATGGCGTATTCCTTTATTCTTCAGGAATGCAGCAGCTTCCTTAGCATCCTTTATACCCGCTTCGTCTATATCGGCATCTTCCCAACCGCCAATAAGGTCGTCATATTCGTCTTCCCCATGGCGTAGGATATACAATAAATCTCTTTTTGGAGAACGGAAAAACCCGCAGCATGAATCATCGGCCACTGATTTAGGTTTACCATAATCTCCCGGCACTTCTTCGTCTACCATTACAACTGGATGGTGACACTTATCATCTTTGTACCAAATACAGTTATGGCACTGTCTAGGCATCTGGTTCTCACCATTGTTAACAAACCCAGACATATGAGTGCCATCTATGGTAACGAGTTTCCAGTCTTCTTTTACTTTTTCGACCTCATGTGCATCTTTCATCACATGACTTTCTTGTGCTAATTCTGGTATCTTTTTATTTACCATAGAAATTCCTTATGTAGGGGAGTTTTTAGGCTCCCCCACAAATTTTTTATTACTGATGAAAAGCTCGTACCATAGGGGACCAAGGTTGAGAGGGTTTGTTCACTTCCTTTATAGATTTTTCAACCATCTCTGGAGTAGCATTTACCTTAGTAACATAATTACCTTTGGCATCAGCTTGCTCCATATGCATATTACCAAATTTACCTAGTGCCGCTACAGTGTTTTCCATCTGATTTATTTGTTCTGGACTTACATTTTTAGGAACAGAAAATACTACTTCTTTACCTTGTGGCCCTGAACGAAAACGTACTCTAACAGCCTGTTCGTTGTTGATATAGTCTACCCTATCATTAGGATCAATTTTCTTTTTATTTAAAACTGATGCTACTGCTCTGTCATGATCTTGTACAGGCACTCGTTTACCATCAGCAGTAATAAATTGAGCAGAACCCAAAGGTTCTTTAGTAGTCCCATATCTTTCAATCAACTTTTTTGTAATTGGTCCTACCAATTCTTCTGTTTCTGGAGAACTACCACTTACCGTTGGAAGATGTTCTTGTGCTAAAGGATGGAAAGCACTTCCTGTACCACCAGTTTTAATTAATTCTCCACTTTGTAAATTATAAATAGAGTTTTGATTAGCTTCTTTTCCGGCTTTAATAGCATCTTCACGTTCTGGTATAACTTTAGTTATATCAAGCCAATGAGTACCATCTTCGTCGGTCCAAGTTCCAACGGCGTGATCTGGTTGAGAAAGAACATCAGAGTTCTTACTCTTGAAATCACGTATGTCTTTTTCTGATAGGTTTCTACCTTCGATCTTCTGAGTTCTTTCTGGGTATACACCTACGGCATAACCATCCGTTCCCTTTAGGCTTTTGCCAAAACGATCAAAGGTTGAGCCACCTTCTTCATTGTGCTCAGCTAACTGTTTCTTAGCAGCACGTCTTTCAGTGGCTGGGTCTATCTTTTCTTCTACATCAGCCGCTTGTGATCCACCACTTACGGGAGGAAGTTTAGCAGCTTGTTCTTTAATTTCTTGAGCACGCTGTAATACTTGAGAAACTCCAGCATCAGGACCAAGTTCTTCCTTAGCCATCTTGTACCAGTCGTTCTCTTTTCCTACAGCTTCCTTAGATAGAGCCGTACCAGCATACTGATCTGACTCCTCAGTAGCGGCCTGAGAACCACCACCTACAGGAGGTAAGTGTTTGCCCTCATCAATCATATGAGCAAGATCATCAGGAGAGTGCTTCTGCAATAGCTTTTCTAGTATCTGTTCTCTAGGAACGTGTGTACCAGCCGCTACTCCACCCTTAGAACGTCCTACCACGTTAGTACCCATATCTTCACCCAACTGCATAGCTAGGTAAGATAGTTCAGGATTCTTAATGGCTAGGATTTTGTTCATCGCTTCTTCGCTAGCACCAGCTTTTTGAAGAGCAGCCTTATCAGGGCGAGACGATAGCTTTTGTTCTGTCTGTTCTTTTAGAGGAACGTTAGGCTTCAGTTCTTGACCGCCCAGACCTTGACGAGTTAGATCAGCAATACGATCAACTTGTGATCCAGTGCTTGCTTCACGTCTAGGTATAGCAGGCACTTCCGCACCAGCTTCCTTAGGTTGAGCATAAAATCCAGCCATCTCCTTAGCCGGAACCATTTTAGTTCTTAAGGCTCTAACATCTGTAGGAGAAGGTGGTTCAGCTTGTACTGGAGCGATAGGCTCTTCAGGCTTTGCCGGAAGTCCCATTCTACGCCCCATTACACCTTGTTCGTTAGCCAATGGGACAGGTCCACTACGCATAGTGTTAGGCTGTGGCAAGTTTTCGAAACCTTGCTGTCTATTCTGTACCAGTTCAGGTCTAGTTACTTCTGGTGGTACTTGCCCCGGAGTTTTAACATTCGCAGGACCAGTAGCTTCAGGAGCAGCAGGCAATGCCAATGGAGCTTGAGGCTCTTGTGCAGGAGGTGTAGCCACAGAACCATCGGGATTAATAATCTCAGGCTCTAAATTAATAGGCTGATTAATCGGTGCTGGTTCAGTACCTGTCACTTTATGTAAAGCACTTTGAGTCTTAGATGCTACATTCTCTCTAAACTGCTGTCTAGCGGCTCTCTGTTGCTCGTGAGCACGTTGTAGATAAGCGTCATGGTGTCTTTGTGCCAATTCCGCTTCATAACGTGCTTTTTGAAAATCTTTTACTACTTTGTCAGGAATAGGAACACCTTGCTCTGCGCCAGCTTCATAAGCTTTCATTTTCTGAGCAGCTTCATTAGCAGCGGCAAGCTTGATATCTAAATCCTTCTGTAAATGTGCAAAGGCTGGGTCATGCCCTGTTCCGGTAAATCTCTCTTTCAGTTCAGGCCCACCAGCCGCAGCTAGTCCAGTAGCAGTTCCAGCAGCTTCTGAATATTCGGGAGCCACACCTAATTTATTCAAAGCTCCAGATGTAGCTCTTCCTGCTGCTTCTCCTGCTATTGCTCTAGGAATAAGTGTTTCAGCAGCGATAGCTTCTGGGGCTACTAATGGAAGCGTTTGTAATGCTCCAGTAGCTGTTTCTGTAAATGCACTAGCAGCCTCTTTAGGAGTATCCGCTTTGTACATTCTCATAGCTCCACGAGCTAACTTTGGTGGTCCTTGTATAGGAGCGGCCATAAAGCTTTCGATAGAAGGATCAAATCTTTGTCCTACATCGTATCCTTTATCTCCTCTTCCTTGCATAGCTCCTAAAGTACGTCCTACTATAGTGCGTCCTCCACCCTCTTGTACATCGGATTCAACATCCCCTAAATAATCAATAGGGTGTTTCGCCGCTTGCCAAAAACGTTGCATGGTAGAAGGCTTTTCAGCCGCACGCATTTCATGCATAGCAGGTTGTACATATGTATCTGCTGCAACTCCTGCCTCCCCAGAGATATTAGGATGGCTTTGAGATGTATATGCATTAGCACCCTCTGCTGGAACAGCATCTTCATATCCTTGAGGTAAAGACAATGGGGTTTGTCCCATTTCTACCTCTTTTTGATGTTGTTCCTGAGAACGTTGTGCTTCTTGCTGAGATTGTTGATCAAAAGGAACAGCATCTTCGTATCCTTGAGGCAATCTTATTTGCTGATCATCAGCCATCCTATGTTCTCCTTACTGTAATTTATTACCTTTTGCATCATACCATGTTTTACCGTCGTATGAATATGCAGGCTCTTTAGTAGTTTTATTTCTAGCAATGTGGTTATAATGCCCTTCTGAAGGAGGGCCATATACATCCTCTCTTGTCTGAGGGGTATAGTCTTTTCCTACAGGCATACCACTAACCATACGTTCAATAAAAGTATGCATAGGTTTGTAATACTGTCCAAATGCATTGCTCCATTGTGCAGGAGGTGTATTTGGAGGTGGAACCGTATTTAGTACCTTAGATATCAATAGCTGAGAACGCATAGCTCCAGCTTTAACACCTGCTGAACTCATTTCATATGCCATACGTCCCGGCAATGCGTTGTAATAAGCTTGCATTGCACGATACGCTTGGTCTGAAAGACCTCTCTTCTTAAGAGTATCCAGAGCCCCGCTAACAGGCCCAGCTAAAGCACCAGCCAAAGCTTCCGCTCCCACTACTGTAGCTGCCCCCGCAGGGGTAGTTGAAAGTAGTGGTGCTATATATGAAAATAAATGGCCGGGATTAGATTTTTCAGCGTTAACTTGATCTGTAATCAAGGCCACATCTTTAGCATATTGCCCCGGAGTCGTGCTACGTTGCCAATTTCTCATGTATGTATCATATTCTTGCTGAGAATAGTCTTGGAGACGAGCTTGGTCTGCGGTAGTACGAGCAGTTTGTTGAGTTAAAGCAGCTTTCTGTTGCATCTCTAACAAATGTGCATCAGCCATCATCTTAGCTATTTCCATACGAGTTTTTTCCATCTCGTGCTGGAAATCCTCTTGGCTTTTGGCTCTGCTTTCACTTTCTAATTTGTTAATATGTTCATGCAGTCTGTTTAGAGTAGCTTGAGAAGGATTGTTGTCTAATACCTTTAAGAAATCATCCTTAACTTGAGCAGGTAAAAACGGAGCATCCTGAATAGCAGATTTTGTAATCGCTATGTCTTCAGGAGAAGGAGTAGTAGTTTCAGGTTTACCACTGCCATAAACATATCTAGGTGTTTTAACAGGAGCAGCAGGTTTAGGTGCTACAGGAGGAGCCGCAGGTTTTTGTGGTTGCTGTGGTAATCCTTGCTGTGGTAGTACCTGTTCTTGAGGTGGTGCTTGAGTAGTAGGAGTTTGTGAAACCTGACCATTAACCACTGGATTAGGTTCATTTGTTCTTACTGGAGGAGCTTCTTGTGAAACTCCCTGAGGAAATGCCTCTTCTTCTAGAGGAGGAAGTTCACCCTCAGTAACCCAAACAAGTCTACCATCAGGATACTTATACTGCTTCTGTCTAGTGCCTGTTTCAGGGTCCAATCTACTGCTATCTGGACCGGGAACCAACTTAGGCAAACCATAAGCTCTCGCTTGAGCTTGCTTCAATTGAATCTCAGCTTGACCCTTAGCGGCTTCTTGTCCCATACCTACTTCCTCTGCTCCTTGAGCAGCTTGACGTTCTAGGTTGGCACGAGAACCGGGAATAAACGGTGCAACACCGGGAACCAAAGCATCAGCCGCGATGTTACCAGCTACGCCTAAACCATGACCAATCTTTCCCAGTATACCGGGATGATTTTCAGGCTGTCCCCATGGGTGCATTCTGTTCAAATCGGCCAAAGCCATTTTAGCTTCACCGTAAGCAACGTGATCAAACTTACCGCCGTTATGTACACCTTCAGCAGCGTCCATCATCTTTTGCTTCAAGCGTGAGCGTTCACCTTCCAGCCATTCTCTTTCATGTGGAAGTGGATTGCTTGAAGAAGCTGTATGTAGTGGGTTAAGAGTTGATTCTCCCGCTCCACCACCACCTTCTCCACCGGGAGGTGCCCCTCCGGGTTGACCTTCACCAGCCATAGCGCCCTCTACAGGAGCCATCTTATTTTGTGGAACGGATGTATTACTCATCGTTCTCATTTGAGGAGGCTCTACTTTAGCATCAGGTGCTGTACCAACTGTTCCTTTGGCTGTACCTTCAGCATAAGGATTAATATTCATTCTAGCACCTCTTGGTACATCGGCAGGAAGAGGCTCATCTGAATTTTGTACTTCAGTTGGAGGATTAGTTTGTGTTAAGTGCTTCTCAGCCCCTATAGTAGGAAATACAGCAGCGTGTTCTTGCTCATATTGCTGATTTTGTTCAGGAGTTAATACTCTTTCTCCGTCTTCTACTATGGCTAATTGATGATGTCCATCATTAGGATCGTTCTTTATAGGCCCACCGTCATCGTATATAGGGACAGTATCTCTGTTCATTTTTTGGGTTCTTGGTCGCTGACCTACAGTACTTGCTACCGTTCCCATATCTCCATACTGTGACGCTACATCTTGGGCGTGCGCGGCAGTAGGCGCAGTATGCATTTCTGGATCAGGTGGTAAAAAGGGTTCAAGATGTCTATCTGGATATAGCGGATTCATACGGTATGCTAACCATTGAGCATTACCCATAGAATTTTCGTCTGTATTTTTATCCTTTTGAACTACCCCACCATCATCAAATACTTTTGCACTAAGACCTTCTACAGGATACATGCGAGTTTGAGCTTCAGGAATCTCTCCTGATTGTGATTTACCTAGCACTCTACCCATCATATTCTGAGCTTGACCTAAACCATTCTGTATGTTACCCCATGTAGACAATTCAGGCTGTTGATCTGGAGGTGCAGAAGCTACTGCATTCGCAGCCGATGGATCAGCATACTGTCCTATTGCATTAGGGTCAGGAGGAGAATCATACTGTGGATCAACAGGACCACCCTGATCATACACAGGTAATCTCTTCATCTTATTTCTTAAAAGCATTCTTCCTCCAATTAACTAGGTCTTCCCATACCACTTAGAGTTTTTACAGTATTCAAAGTGTTCTGCAACCAACCACTCTTGCCAGCTTCAAGCTGGGTATTAATGTCGTTAGTATTGATACCCATTGCCTTAAGAGCCGCATCGGTATCAGTTTGAAACAGACCAGCTTCGCCTTGTGCTCCAGCCTGATTAAGCTGCTTTGCTCCAAGAACATCTTGTGCAGCAATACCTTCAGCCGCGCCAGCATTAGCTTTCATTCTATCTCTGGCTATTTCATCTAAATTCTTCGTTAGAGCAGTGGCATTGTTGGTAGAAGCCGCATTTCTATTCAAAGCAGCTTGTTCAGCCCCTTGAGCAGCCCCGGTACCAGCTTGTGAAGCAGTTAGCATTTCGTTTACTTGATTGGGATCAAAGTAATGCTCTGCTCCCATCTCACGTCTAAAGAAGGGGTCCAACTGGGCTTCTTGTGATTGAGCCAAAGACTCATCCTGTCCAGCAACCCCGCTGGCTGTTCGAGCAGCTTGCTTAGCCGCAGATTGGGCGGCACGATCACATAGAGCTACTTCTCCCTTGTAAGAATAGCTTTCCTCATATAAGGGAACATATTCGCCAATGTTCTCGGTCATTTGAAATACTGCTTTAGTAATTACTTTCATTTCGTTCCCTCTCATATTTTTGTGGGTCTTGAGTACGACTTCCACCCATCCCTATCTGGTGTAAATCCAAAATCTGTTTCTAATCTTTTTCCAAAGCGTTCCATACCGGGAGGTAACCACAATACGGCTTGATCTACCCCTCTAAGCCACGCTTCGTTTAATGTTTCTTCTTCAATCAACTTAATTGCTAGGTGCTTTTCTTCAGGGCTGGCCCAATCTGATTTGTCCATCCACAAGTATAATTCTACTTGTATATAAGTACCTAACGCAGTTCTTACTATTCCATCAACTTCTAATACTTTTGTAACCAACCAAAGTTTAGAGGATAGGTCGGGCATTTGATAGTCTATCTCAGTGCTATCATGGATTTTCTTTACTGCTTCAAAATCAGTTTCATGAACGTAATCTCTAATTATTGTTCCTTGAGATTTTTTAGTGCTTGCTTTTTGAACTGATGATTCATACATAAAGTTTGATAACCTTCTGGAAAATCTTTCTTAACGAGAGTCTCATATAAATTTATACCGCCCCAATCTCTTCTTTTGTATTTAGACTTTCTATGTTTTGCTCCATCGTCATTTATATGATCTATAGAAAGCATATCAATATCTGAAATACAACACCCTCTCCACTTACACATTAATTTTCCATGTTTGCCGTAATGTTTTAATACTTTATGTTTTATTAATTTTCTACGCTCTTTAGCAGCTATTAGGCGCTTTTTTCTATGCTTTTTCGCAGATTTTTTCCAAATTCTACGATTTTTGATGGGATGCTTTTTTCTCCATCGTCTCATAAGATTTTTAAAATAATCTGGATTCTCTTTGCGCCATTTTTTCATGTACTCTGTTTTATTCATATTTTCCTTCCATCTAAAGGCGAGAAAGAGGAATGTAGATGGCATTCCTCCCCCTCTAATCTAAAGCCGCTAAGCCTTAGAATATTTGTGGTTATAGTCTCGCACTAACGCACTCATGAATGCTGTACCACCGATCTTTTCGGCCCCGTTGCAGGACGAGTAAGAACTTTACCTAAACCTTGACCACCTTGCTGACCATCTGCTTTTGCAGTACCGCTGCCCTTAGAAGTTAACAGGGAAGTTTTGCTTGTACCTGTCATAACGATGGCAGTAGGATTGTTAGTACCACCTAAAATTGTCTTTTCTGAAGGATCACTGCCGGGATATTGTGCATAACTTCTCATGTAATAATTCTGTGTTGCACCATCATTATCCATGGTAGGCAGTGTTAAAAATCCTGATCTTGAAGTCCCATGATCTATAACATGAGGGTTACTGAAACTTGGATCAGTATCTACTTCAGTAAAATATTTTATACCCTTGTGAATCTGCTGATTATGAGTCAACGTCCAGTGCAGTATTTCTGAAGGTGTTGTAATTGTGTTCGAGTTGGAACTGAAAGTTCCTTGTACATCTATTGTATCTACTGGAGGAGGGGTAGGAAACTTACCAACAGCCGAAACTCCCGCATTTTGAGCCGATGTATTCATAGCGTCTACTAATCTACGCAAGAACTTTCCTAAATAAGCGTCTTTTTGAGATAGGTATGTAAGTTCTGAACCTGCTTCAAAATTTGTGTGCTGCTGAGCCATATACTCTCCTAAAATAGAAAGGGAGCTTTTTAGGCTCCCTTCCTTTGGGGTTTATGAAGACGATGTAATGCCAATGTTCCCACCACCCGTAGGGTTGAGACTTGACCAATGATCTGCTTTACCAGTTAACATTATTTTGCTTTGGCTAAACCAAGCGCCGACCGCATTAGTAGATGTCTCTACGAATACACGGTTTCCTTTTACGTTAATAGGTCTAAAGAAATCATCTTGCTCTGGGCTAGTTAGTGTGATACCAACAGGTACAGTGTATGGATAACGAGCATCCAACGTATTTGGAAGAATACGCAATTGAGCCGTTCCTGCTCCACTAGCCAGAATCTGCAAAATAGTGTATCTCTTTGTATGATATCCAAATATAGGTACTGTAGCTGCTTTTTCAGCATTAACGAACCCGTATGTTGTGTATGAGCTATTGATTGCAACTCCATCGTCACTGAGTTGATCTGTACTTAGCTCATAAACCTTAGAAGAATCAATACCATTGCAAATAAACAACGGTGCGTCGATTCCATTCTTTCTTGTTACAAAGTCCATATAAGGTGATGGAATTTGCCAAATTGTCCATTTTCTACGCATATCTACAGCAGCCAGCGTACCAAACATGGTAGTGTGCATTTCTGCTCCACTTACCAACTCTTCGAATGTGCCTAGACCTTGATAGTTTAAGCACAGCATAACGTTTGGTGTGGTTGGTGTAGGATTATATGTAGCATTAGGTAACCAAGCTACTGACTTAGTTTTAACACCTGTAGTTGGGTTGGTTCCGGTAGGTAGAGGGATAGCACATAGAATACGCTTGTTAATAATATCATTTCTTAACACGATAGTATGTCCAGCATCCCAATTAATAGCTTCCCAAACTTGCCAGATTTCTTGCATCATCTTTTGTGGTTGTCCACCATTGAATCCGAAGATACCTTCTCGGCAAGCCATAACCGCCCACTCTTCACCAACATCATAAGCGTGAATTCCAATAGAACCCACTCTATTACTTACTTCTTTTAATCCCCAACCTCCGGGTTCAGAGTTTACATTGTCTTCCACTGAATACATGCTCTTAGTCTTGAGTAAGAACAACAGATCATGCATAACAAACGCCCCAGTTACAGGCTGCTTGTTTTCGGTCGAAGTATCAATGATACCTCCGTTAGAACTTGCGTCTATAGACTCGGGCAGGTTAATATAAGAACCATAAACCTGAGCTTCAATAAATGGAGTTTCGGTCGGATAAACTTCCACTCTATCTATTTCTACGTTTGCTCCGTTACCCAGATTCTGTGCATATACTCTTAGAACAAGGGTTGTTGGCACAGACCCAGAAGTGCTTTGAGCACCCCCTTGGTTAACCGCACTAGTAAATGGATTGGTCAACAAGCTACCAGAGAATACCTGCGTAATTGTTGACATTTGTGAAAATGGTACAGTGAACGAACCATACACCGTTGAGCCATCAAACAAGTCTATAACTAGAGTCCCAATCGCACTTCCTGATGGTGCTCTAGCCGCTACTCGCACTGAATACAGAGTATTCTGCTCTATAATCGGCACTCCGTAATAGTCTTGATAAGCCCCCTGCTGAATTAATCCAGCCGTAGCTATGGTTGATCCTGTAGTGTTACTAATAGAATAAGCAAAACCTGTAACAGTACTTGTTACTAGGGTTCCACCAATGCCGGGAGAACTCCAACCAGCAGGTTGACCGGGAGTTACGTAGCTATCAAATGCCATAGCTGTGAACCCCTGTACTTTATTCAATTGCATACCGTAGAACATTCTGCTCTTATATGGTACACACCATGCTGAACTTCCCAGTTCAATCAAGTTGAATAAGTTGTCACCCTGTATGTCAATCTCTCTCGATTCAAGAAGAACAGCATCAGTGAATGAGAAGGTTGCGCTTTGAGTAGTGTTGTCTCGTACAATTGTGGATGTTGCCAATGTAACCACCGAATTACCAATCGTAGAAGTTACATCGTTTTCAATTACATAAAAATTAGCACCCGGAACACCGTTTTGCCCTGCCTCTGTAATGGCGATACCTCTGGCAATTACGTTAGGCGGTCCTATAGGAAGATTGCTAACTACAATCGAGTTACTTCCCGAAGCTACGTCAAAAGTTACTGGTACATTAGGAGCGGTGTTATATCCGGTATCAGTTATAAAGAAGCAAACAGCCTGTCTAGTACCTGCTGATATCTGTGTGCCCCCACTAGGAGTTGCACCGATAACGTTAAGAGTACCAGTAGTTCCACTGCCATAAATAGGATTGGTAGTAGTTCCCACTGTTGTTGAGCCGGGATCAATCAAAAACTGTGTACCGTATACAACGGCTTGAGCGTTTGTTTGTGTTACACTCTCACCAGCCGTTGCACCAGCAGGAGCAATAACTGTAAAACTACCGGGACTTGTATTCGTGGATGTCTGAATGACATAAGTGCCATTTAGTTCTGTTCCAGAGTTTACAAGTACGTTAGTTACCTTTACAATTTCGCTTGCCTTAGGTGCTACACCAGTTGCCACGTTATACTGGAATGTAATAGTGCTTCCGTCACCACTTACAGCAGCGTTAGTAATGTTCAAACTACCGCTATTCAATGGCTGTACCACTGTCCAAGTAGCATTCCATCCAGCAGGAGTTTCCCCTGTGATGGTTACTTGTGATCCAGCTTGTAGATCAGCAATACCTGTGGTTGTATTCACAACTGCCAATGATCTTTGATAAGTCATGCCAGTCGTTGAATTTGTAACAAAGTGTGTAGAGCTAGTGAAGTTGAATGTAAAGAAGTATCTTTCGCCAGCACCACCGGGAGGAATGCCAATACCTACGCTAGTTACCTGCCAAGTACCATTATAGGTGCCTGTACCAGTGATATAGACGTATGTAGGAATTCCTTGATTAAATTGTTCAACTAGGTTATCATCGCCGGGAATACCAACTCCACCAACGGATGCATTGGCATAATACACTGTTACAACGCTTCCCGGCTGAGAACTTCCCGGTCCTGCGCTCTGTAACAACTGCTGCCATTTACCTTTAGGATTTGGCCCTTCTGCTGTACCCGGAGTACCGTAGCTTCCACTTCCAGCGTTAGTTGGCGGTGGTGGAGGGGATACGAATCTGTAGGACTGTATAATGCTGCTAATAGAAAAATTCTGAGCAAGTACTGCGGTCGCAGTGCTTACCAAAGGAGTTGAGCCTAAATTAGCATGACTTGGTACAGAAATTTCAAATTGAGTAGGAGATAACCCACTACTCAAAATGATGAAAGGCTTATTATTAATTAATGTGTCTGTAGTACTTCCTGCTGCGGAAGGTATAATGTTGGTTAGAACATATACCGTACCAGCTACAGGTTCAGTACCTGTGTACTGGAAAGTGGCTACTCCACCAGTTACAGCATAGGATGTTAAGTTAAGGTTAGAAGTAGTTCCAGATGATGAAGCTTGAACACTTAACTGACCACCGGGAGCATACATTGATAGTGGTAAGAAACTAGTACCATCAAACACTCTAGGTCTATCACTTCCTATAAATTCATTAGAAAAGCAAATATACTCTCTATCAAACATCGTACTGCTTTTTGCATATGAATTAGGTAGAATGCCTGTTAAAGCTACTGACAACGCACCTTCATTGTTGATTACATCTTCTATCCAAATAATTCCTGAAGCATCTAAGGCCAATGTGTTTATATCACCATCATCTTGCTCGTAGGTTTTAATCCAATTAAAATTCACTAGAGCAGGAGTAATATAAACTAGCATGTCAACGTCATTTATAAACGTTGTACCTGTGCCTGAAGCTGTGATTTGTATACCAAACTGATTAGAGTTTACGTCTGAGAATAGCCATGTATTACCCCATAAATCGTTGGAAGCACCAAGAGAATAGATGGTAGGGACTGTAGTTAAAACTTGCGTCTTTGCAGTACCTACGGGCAATCCACCCTTTAACATCTGAACAGTAACTGAGGTATTTGTCGTTGAATATGCTTGAAAGCTTACTCCAAAACCTGAAATACCAGAGGTTGAAGGGATTACGAATACAAATTGTTGTGCCTGCAATGCATCAGATGATGATGCAGTGGTATAATACACAGTAACAGTTAAGCTATTTACTGAGAACGCCCCTGATCCGGTACCCTGCTGAGCATCCAATAAAATACCAAAAGCAGTGCCATTAACTATATCCGGGGTTAAATTTGTACCCCATTGATAAGCTGAAGACCCTTGGGTATAGGTATTAGGAGTGTTGCTTATTGGTACGTTGATCGCAGTGCCTATAGGAGAGCCGTTCTGGGCTAATTGAATATTAATCGAGCCAGAACCAGCTACCCCTGTCGTTGATGCCTTAAAAGCCAAGGAAATGCCCTTTACGGAGGCATTAGAAGGTATTGCATACCCTACTCCGTTGGCTAGGATGGCTGTAGACGTTTGCCCAGCGGATAATGACACTGTGGCAAATAAAGAGGTAGAAAACACGTTAGAAGGGCTTGTCCAAGGTCTAACCGAATCTACGTTAGCGGCTGCACCGGGAACGCCGGGAGCCGTTACGGTACTGCCTGTAGCTGATGATGCATAGCTTGTATTTCCCAGAATGCTATTAGGAGATACCCAAGGAGCAGACCCACCGGAAATATCTGTTGCTAAAGTTGGTACGTTAGGACCAGCAAACTGACCAGTCAGTGAGATAGCGGTTGCACCCGATACTACAGTTAAAGAAACATCTTGACTAGTAATTGCAAATGTAAATGACGTTGCGGTTACTGATTCTACTACAACTGTTTGGCCGTTCAAAAAAATCAATGCACCTGTAAATCCCTGTAGGAGCAACTGCTCGTTTACTACAGGTTGAGTTCCGGCTGAATTTGTATAAGTAACAGTGGCCGTACCATAGGTGATTACTACAGAAGTAATGTTAAAAGTTGTAGCGTAAGTATAAACAGACAGCAAGCCGGGACGTGTGTGAACTGAACCGATGTCAAAATCTACGTCTTGACAACGGGGAGATGCACCTTCTGGCAAATCTTCTGGTTTAGCTAAGGTAATCATTCCGCCCATCATATCTAGAGCGGCAGTACCTAGTTGTTGTAAGTTGTGGCCCAAAGTAACCTCCTATATTTATAAAGAAGGTCACGACTTCGGTGACGAAACCTTCTAGCTTGAGTATTTCAAGATGTATTGAGATGCCCATTGCAAAAGCAAAGGGTTGTCGTTAAACATGCCTATACCTCTATTGCATTTTCCACATAATAAACCTCTTGGTTTAGGAGGTGTAGTATGAGCATGGTCGGCATGAGGACCATCTTCTTCAGTAAACTTCTTAAGACAGATAGCGCATTTATTATCTTGCTCTTTTAACTTGTCTTCAATCATCTCAGGTAACCAACCTGATTCTTTCCACGTATGTTCTCTACTGCGCTTTCTTACTATTTCAGGATTATCTAAAGCCCACTGAATGCTACGAGCATTAATCTTAGCACGCTCAACAGGGTCTTCTCTTCGTTTCTGATTTCTTAATGTACGACATATTCTACATTGCTTTAATCCATAGGGATGCTGTTTATTAGGAGGAGCTACATAAGTATTCTCTTCCGTAAATTCATGCCCTCTCTTGCAATGTGTTTGTCTTGTTCTTCCCATAAAATTCCTCTCATAAAGGCGAGAAGGGCGGCATTATGAGTACCGCCCAACTCTACTCAGGGTAATTACTCCTAAGTTCTTTGTTTTCTATAACTTACAATCTGTTGAAGATAAACTCACCGACTATTGTGTCGTTCAGAACACCGGATGGAATCACGGCAGATGCGGTTAGTTCCGTAAATGCTGTTTGTGATCCATTTGACAGTGTTTGCTGGAAAATCTGCAATTTATCAGTGGAAGGTACATAACGATAAATATATGTACTTCCAGTTGCAGGTACAGTCAGTTCGCTAACTACAGTTGATTGTAGGAAGGTGCTGAAATCAATTGTCTTAAGTCCAGCCAAATTCTGTACTCCAGCAGGAATTCCACCTACTGCATAAACTCCAGCACCAATTTGTAGCTGTTGCCACATGGTAATGGTCTTAGAGTCCATGGATACGCCTGTTGGAAATAAATCAGCAAACGTAACTGAAGGTAAATTTGAAGCCATTGTTTTTCCTTTCCCCGGCTAGATGTTGCCCCGGATACTGTAAATTAAATTACGGTTTGTGTCTTTCGACGTATTTTGCTGCCTCTATTAAAATGGCGGGATTGTCTTTAAACAGTCCCAACCCCATATTACAATGGCTACACAAAATACCTCTAGGAATCGGAGGATTGACATGGATATGATCCGCTGTTGCGCTTCTCTTACCCTTACCTTCCAACTCTAGATATTGTTTACAAATAGCACATCGTCTTTTCTGTTCTTTTAATGTGCTATCCCACAGTTCTTTAGTCCAACCTACTCTTTTTCTTTCTATTGTTCGTTGATACTCTCTTGTGTGGGTTTTATTGTTATTATCCCATTTCTTTTTGCTTATAGCACGCTTTTCCTTGTTACCGTCTCTGTGCTTTTTATACCACAGTAACCTACAAGTTTTACATGCACGCTTACCGTTGGGAAATACGTAAGTATTCTCTTCAGTAAATTCATGCTTTCTAATACAATGGGTTTTATTGTAATTTTGATTCATATGTTCCTTCTGACAAAGGCGGGAGAGATAATGTGTCAGCACTACCTCTCCCTAACACCAAGCCGCTAAGCTTGGGGATTATTATAAAGTTTATTAAACACCTTGTAGAATTCTTTTATCTTTATATCTAAAGGTATTCCATTACCGCTGTTTGCTTCCAAAAAAATTGTCCAGCTAAACGCTTCCCGATTTTGTTCAGAATTGACTTTCGGTGGACGTAAAGGACGGTACAATATAGTGGGTTCCTTTTCAGGTAATTCCCCACCATAAATCTCATAACGATGGTCGTGATGTAGCTTAATGCCATGGTCGTGCATTATTCCTGCTACCCACTTCTCATCATCGTTGTCTTTCACTCCCGGCCCTAACTCGGGAGGTAATTCATGCTCAGACACTAACTTCATGGCATCTTTGTGTAGCCAATAGTTGAATCCCACGGTTACAGGAAAGGGCTGTTCTGTGGTGGGATATCTGTTAGTCTTGCCTGAGTAAAGGTGGTTTTCGTAACCACTGTAAAGAATGCCTTCCGGCCTTAATATAACGTCATCATCACATTTGAGCATATAGTCAAACTGATTCTTAAGCGCCCATCGGGTTATCTCCCGTATCTTCTCTGGAAGCCCTTGGTAAGAATCATCACAATCAAGTTCTACAACATCAGGTTCTATGGGAGAATCCCCAGAGCCTACAAAGAACTTAACTTCAGCCTTGGTTATCGGTACTAATGGCAACCAAGTTTCTCTTATAGCTTTTCTCCATTCACTGCGATGACGAGCAGACACTACTGCTATCAAAGTACGCAACGCTAATCCTCTCTGAGTAAAGTGGCGTACAGTTTGGCATACTTGTACTTTGGTTCAAAACCTAGTGCTTTTAGCTTAGACACATCCATGTAAAAGCTTGGTATCTGTACAGCCTTATGAAATTCTTTTGGTTCTACGTGCTCTATCTTACTGCCAGAATTTGACATGATTTTAACGTAGGAAAGTATGGTAATAAAATCCCACATCTTGCCATTTCCTATGTTATAAATACTGTTTACATTCCCTTTATTTATCACTAAATCTATCGCGGTTACGCAGTCTTCTACGTGTATAAAGTCTCGATGAAAGTGACCGTCTCCATACACTTCGACAGGCTTACCTTCTAATATATGATTAACCATGTATTGAAGAGCGTTCTTTCTAGCCGAAACTTTTTTGTCTCCCTCACCAATCACATTACCTAATCTCAATATTCTGTACTTAAGATTGTGAGTAGAGCAGTAAGATATTAGGAGTTGTTCAGCACAACGCTTGGTTATAGAGTAAAAACCTTTGGGGTCGCAAATTGCGTCCTCTTTCACTCCATGGGGATGTTCTTGCTTACCATATACAAACCATGAACTTATAAAGTTAAACACACCATCTTTTGAATCTGGGTGCTTTCTCCAGTTCTCCAGCACTTTTACAAGTATTATAAGGTTTGTTTCTATGTCTAATGTTGGATTATCAAAAACGTTGTAGTTATGAACAGTGCTAATGAAATACAACACGTCCTTGCTGTACACGTTCAAATCATTTCGTTCGTTTATACTTACTATGTTTCCAACGGCTTGATCATAGTACTTTTTTACATATGTACTACCTACAAACCCTCTTCCACCAAGTACTGTTAGATTTGTCATCCACGTTTAGCCTCCAACTCTGCCCACATCTTAACTTTCTCTCCGATATACTTGATGATTTCTGGAGTATAGTGGGGAGCACACCCAATGAATAGCACGTTGGTAAGCGCCAAATTCGCATTGGGATATTTAGCAGCGTCGTCTAGATGTTTATACGCCGGATGCTTTAAGATGTTTCCAGCAAAATAACTTCTGGTCTGAATCTTGTTTTCCTCTAGGAAAGCAACAAAGCGTTCTTTTCTTACTTGTTCGTGGCAATATATAGGCACACCAAACCAGCAAGGATCGGCTTGTGGTAACGTCTCTACCATGCGAACATAAGTAGAAACAGGTAAATCAGCAGCAAAAAATTGTGAAATCTTAGTCTTATACTCTCTACGTCTACGCTCAATATCTGGCATTTTTTCCATCTGAGCTAGACCGATGGCCCCCTGCAAATCCAGAGGCTTTAAATTATAACCAACGTTGGTAAATACGTACTTATGGTCGATAACAGCGTCTTCATTCTCTAGCCATTTATCAAATCGTTTTCCGCAGGTTCCACAGGATAACAGGTTAGCGGCACCCACGCAGTAGCAATCACGTCCCCACCATGAAATACTTCTGACTTCATCAATGAACCTTTTATCGTCACAGCAGACCATTCCACCTTCTCCAGTTGATATGTGGTGGGCGGGATAGAAAGATGATGACCAGCAAAAATAGTATTTGTTAATATGCTGTGTATTCCATCTGGTTCCGATACTGTCACAATTATCTCCAATTAGCTTTATGCCATGGTATTCTGCCATACTCTTTAGTCTATCCATATCGGGCGGATTACCCAATACAGGGGAGACTATAATGGCTTTTGTTTTGGGTGTTATCTTGGCTTCTACTTGATCTAAGTTGAAGTTGAGAGTGTTTAACTCGATATCAGCAAATACAGGCTTCAGCCCATGCTGCATCAAAGGAGCAATCGTTGTAGGGAACCCTACCGGAGAAACAATGACCTCATCTCCATCTTGCCAGTTGAAATGCTTCTTCAGGGCTGCAATCATTACGAGGTTAGCAGAACTTCCTGAATTAACCATGTGAGCGTATTTAACTCCAAAATACTGAGCAAATACGTTTTGGAATCGAGCTACATATTCTCCAGAGGTTATCCATTTACCCATCAACAGGGCTTGCATAGCCATCTGGAATTCTTTTTGATTCCAATAAGGCCCAGAGTACAATACTTGGGTTTGTCCCGGTATAAATTCTTTGGTAAACGGAACGTAAGGCGAAAGGTCTTCCGATAAGGAGTTTATTAAATTGATTCTCTGAGCATCATACATCTGAGTCGTTATCCTAATGGTCTAAAGTGTCTTGGTTTTACTGGTTCTGTAACTGAAGTGATTTTTCCTGTTTCTGGATTATCAAATAAATGACGATACTTATTAACAAAAAAATTATCTGTGAATAGCTCGAAACGAGATAGATTCTGTCTAAAATACGGAGGAACACGAACAGGATCATTTGTATCCACCACTTCAGCTTGTGGAACTCCCTGCAAATGATAAATACAAATCCCATTGTGAATATCCTCTGCTATCTGTTTGTCTGTTCTTGAGTCAATGAAGGGTACAAGGTCGTCATGAGAGAACGAATGTACTTTTCTTCTGATTCGCTCAATGGAAGAACCAAAGTACGTACCATGCCATCCTCCATTATCAATTGAAGGGAAGTTTGGGTCCAAGTCATCTTGCGGACCACCCCTGAAGTGCATTGGCCCTCGTTCATACATTTCCTTTATAGTGCCTATTCTAGCTCTTGACCAAGCCCTGCCGCCATAGTTGAAGAGTCGGTTATAGTTATACCAGTATGTATACTGTCTGAGGTTTCTAAGACCCAATATGGGTGTATGAACTCTAACCACGTCTGGGTTGGGTATCTCATCGCAATCTGAAAACGTAATGGTGTCCCCGAGGGCTGGGGTAAGGGCTTTGATTGTGTCCAAGAGTGCATTTCGTTGTATAACCTCGAATTCCCAAGACCCTGCCATTCCTAAATAAGGGGTGATGCAATGAATCTTATGGTTCCATTTAGCAAATCGTTCTTTATTCTGAGTGTAATAAAGGGGCTTAGGATCACCTTTATAGGTTCGTTCTACTTCAATCATTACAAAATGATCTACAACTTCATCCATCTGCCCCAAACGAAGCTCTAACATATCAAGTTCGTCACAAAAAGGAAAGGCATCAATTACCATTATTAAATCTGCGTAATGCAGCCTCTCTTATTTTCTGCTTAGTTTCTTCGCTAAGCTTTTTGCCAATTTGCCATTGGGACATCTTTTTTCTAGTCTCTGAAGAGTGTTTTCTACCCATCATCATCTTACGGTGGTTTTCTTTCCAAGTTTCGGTGTGTTTAATACCAATCTTGGCCTGACGCATTTTCTCTTTTGCTTCTTCAGGTATCTGTTTTCCTACGTTGGCTTCTCTTAATTTCTTTTTAAATTCTTCTGTGCGAACTGCACCGGAAGCTCCGTCTCCACCGTCAGTGAAATTTACCAATAACCCTAGTTTCTGGTCTTTTCTTCCATAGTACTCAATCAAAAACTTTTCGGCAGCAAATGCGTCTTCTTCGGAAGGCCATTCCTGCACAATGATACGGTCTTTGGTGGGAGGCTGTAGTTTTTCTGAAGGTCTGCGCCAGTATGCCCTATTTCCCTTACCTTTTCCTACGTAGTAAGGAGTACCATCTTCTCTCAGCCACAAATATGTGTAAAAAGCATCAATAATCATACGATCCTAGCCATCTTTGGTGCTCTGCCCTCATCCCCTCGGGAGTAAATCCTCCCGGCTGAGTAGAAAGATGATTTGTAATAGAAGTGTTCCCAACTAGAGGGCCGGGACCGACATATGTGAAGTCGTCTGAGTGTCCTCTTTTTATATCTGGTACATTTAAAACGTCACCAATCCAACAGTCATCATTTAAGTAGCTAGTCGGATTTTGATAAATTCTTTCGCACGCTTTACGACTGAGAAAATAACCGGGACCGCCTTGGCAATACGGAGGACCGCCAACGTGCTGATGTATGCGACCGTAGTAGTCATACTTAGCGTAATCGCTATTATAGAGGCGAATAGCACAAGCGTAAGTATCGGGGAAACATGAAAAAGCATAATCATAGCCATTATCCACCATCCATTTCGCCTTTGCTTTGGCCTTCTCGGTCAATCCACCTAAAGAATCATCTACTGGCAGAACAACTACATCTTCTTTTTCTGTAGAGCCTGCTCCATGAAAGAACTTATAATCCATGCCCAGTTTAACTGCATCAGGTAACCAAGTTTCTCGCAAAGGATCATTTAGTCCTGATTTTTCAAATATTTCACACGAGCTTATTGATATAAGTATCTTCATACCACTTTATAGTTTCGTCCAAACCCTTCCATAGAGGAGTAAATGCTTCAAACTCAAATTCTCTTAGAGCTTTTGAAGTGTCTAATTGTCTTTGCGGTTGACCATCAGGACCACCCACATAATTAAACGTTCCGTTAAAACCTACTAATGAAGCAATTATATGATAAAGATTGCTCAGAGGAGTCATTTCTCCTGTGCCAAGATTAACAGGCTCTGGTCTATCATACTGCACTGTAGCTTTTACTATACCAACCGCCGCATCTCTTACATATAGAAATTCTCGGCTAGCTTTACCAGTACCCCAAACTTCTACTGTGTTTCTTCCTTCGTTACGTGCATCAACACATTTCTTTATCATAGCCGGAATTACGTGAGACGTTTGTGGGTCGAAATTATCTCTTGGCCCATATAGGTTAACCGGAATGAGGTAGATGGCGTTGAATCCGTATTGTTGACGGTAGGCTTGCGCCATGGTAAGCAATGCTTTCTTCGCAATGCCGTAGGGCGCATTCGTTTCCTCGGGATAACCATTCCACAAGTCCTCTTCTTTAAAAGGTGTAGGGCAAAACTTAGGGTAAGAGCAAACCGTTCCTACCTGCACAAACTTACTTATTCCCAGCTTGCGTGAAGTTTCCATCAAGTTAACGCCCATCATCAAATTCTCATAAAAGAATCTTCCGGGTTCAGCTTGATTAGCTCCAATACCACCACAAGTAGCTGCAAGATGTATGATTACATCAGGCTTTAACCATCCTAGGTACAAATCTACTTCTTTAGGTTTTACTAAATCACAGTAATGACTACTGGAACGAATTACTTCTCCGCATTCTGCTTTATAAAGCTCTTCCACTACATGTGATCCTAGAAATCCTGAACCACCTGTAACAAGCACTTTTTTATCTCTGAGTCCTGCCATATTCTTCCCTTATATCGTGATCTACCATCAGACGGACAAGTTCTTTAAACTTTACTCTTGGTTCCCATCCAAATGCATTTCTTGCTTTGCTAGCATCACCTTGTAGTATATCCACTTCGGCAGGACGATAATATTTAGGATCAATCCCAACAAAGGAACTCCAATCCAAACCAACATACTCGAAAGCTTCAGTAACAAAGTCTCTAACCGTGTGGGTTTCTCCAGTAGCCACCACGAAATCGTCTGGTTTCTCATGTTGTAACATCTTCCACATACATTCAACGTATTCTTTAGCGTATCCCCAATCCCTCTTTGCGTCGAGGTTGCCAAGTAGCAATCTGTGCTCATATCCGTGGTGGATTCGAGCAACAGCTTTAGTGATCTTGCGGGATACGAAGGTTTCCCCTCTTCGTGGCGATTCATGGTTGAACAATATGCCATTGCTGGCAAATATACCGTAACTTTCTCTGTAATTTACTGCGGTCCAATAACCAAATAACTTCGCCACTCCGTAAGGACTACGAGGGTAAAAGGGGGTTGTTTCTCTTTGGGGTACTTCCAGCGGCATACCAAACAGTTCACTAGAACTTGCCTGATACACTCTAGATTCGGGCGAATGTGCCTTTACAGCCTGCAATAAATTAAGGGTTCCAATCGCATCCACATCGGCTGTGTATCTGGGTGCATCAAAACTGACGCGCACATGAGATTGGGCACCAAGATTGTATATTTCTGTTGGTCGAATTGAGGAAACAATCTCTGCAATTGATCCAGAGTCGGTAAGATCACCATAAACGAGGTGTAATCTGTCGAATATATGGTCGATTCTGCCAGTATTGAAGCTACTAGATCGTCTGAGAATTCCATGTACAGAATATCCTTTATCTAAAAGTAATTCGGCCAAATATGATCCGTCTTGGCCCGAGATTCCAGAAACGAGGGCGACTTTACGCTCTGCCATTTTTAGCCTTCTTTTTTCTGGCAATGGACTTTTTTATGCCAGCCATACGTCTTGCTCTAATAGCTGGATTTTTCCACTGCAATTTAAGTCTGTCAGATTGTTTTTTCCTTGCTTCTGGCGTTGCATTCGCCCATCGGCCAAATGGCTTTGTTTCTAACTCGTTCAATATAGATTTGGCTTTTTCTTTTTTTATTATCAAAAAACTAACAATTTGAAATAAAACCCAATAACATCTTGCTGAGCCTTTCAACACATAATGATACATAGGTTTTCTTCCAATATGACTTTTACCAAAAGATACCCTACGTATAGAAGAACCACATCCTATAACTCTTCGCATTTCTTCTACAAAACTTTTATTAGTATTCCCCATTTGGATCATCACTCTACGTCCTTCTTTCCCGTAGTTATACAATCCAAAGCTTCCTTCTCCATCAATAACCGCTGCTAACCAAGCTGCTTCTGCTGTGGTAAATTGACGTATTTCCGGTTTTTTATCTATCTTTGTAATAAGTGCTGATTTCTGAGTCGTTGCCATTCTAGTTTATCCTGCTCTATCACTCTATAAGCCTCTGGGTTCTGGGCTGTATTAGAAGACCATTGGTGATAGGCTGTAAAATCATTGAGAATAACTGTCTTCCATCCAATCTGTCTTAGTATGGTAAACATGTATTCATCCCCAAACCAATGTCTTAAGCCTCTTGGTATAGGGTAAACCTGTGCTACTGCCTGTTTTGGTAGGAAAGTGAAAAACCCCGGAGTAGAAGAGGCTATAGTAACGTTGTTTATATCGGCGTTACTTACAGGTTCTCCTACTCGCGGAAGAATAATTTCGTCTGGATGCTCTGTAGCCCTGTTGATTACCAGATTGTACCAACCGGGATGAAGTTCAACATCTGAAGAGCCTAGACCTATAAGATCATAGTCATGCTCTAATCCGTACTGCATGATTTCATTCCAGCCACCGTTACAGTACGTATTCTCTGCCATAGTTATGACTTTGATTCTATCTCCGTATCTGTAAGCTTCCTCTTTTACATCCTGAGGAGCGCAATTATCTACCACAAGTACATCCGTTGGTGTACTTATTAATGATCTTAAACAAATTCTAGTAAGATCAGGTATTGCAAATATAAGTACACCAGATAACACTCGCATTAAAACTCCTGCTTAGTATCTTTCCACTTATGTTCGTAAGCCCATTTATTAACGTCGGTTTGTTCCTGAATCTTATCGTATTCCCAATTCTCATTACGCATAAAGGTTTCAGTTCCCCTACCCGTAACTCCCTCACCCGTCTCTGGGTTTTGAACTCTAAACACTCCATGTTGAACATACAGTTGGGGCGCTACGGCCAGTTTGTAACCAGCATTAACTACTCTTCTAGAGTAATCACAATCTTCCCAGCCGTATCCAACAAATGTCTTATCGTCCAGATACCCTACCTTATCGACCACTTCACGCTTTATGAAAGTGCATACTAAAGCGAGGTATCGGTTAGAGTAAATTAGTTCTTTATCAGACTCTTGCTTTTGTAAAGGATTGTCTGCCCCTCCAATTATTCTTGGGGAAAGCATTCCTATCTTAGGATCAGAATATGCCAGCCTTCTTAGCTCTTCGACTGTGTTAGGCTGCTGGAACAGTACATCATCTCCCATATACAATATGTCATTGGTGTAGGGCACATTCATCCAGCCCATCGTAGCGTTTCCAGCCATGCTAAACTTTTGTGGGCCGTACACTACATGCCAATCATAGGGGATATGTTCTTTTAATATGCTTCCACCATCTACTACCAGCACACAGCGAGTGTCTTTAGCATAGAGGTCTTTGTATTTTACAAACTGTTCTAGTATTGTAGGATATTTACTGAGTACCACAATAGTAGTGTCTCTAGGAGTCATTGTTTTCTTAATGGTCTGTATATCAAGCTCTTTTCGGCAGGCACAGACTCAACCCTCGCAGAACCTTGTGTTCGTTTCTTTTCAATCCCAGCAGTTATGTAGTTCTCAATTAAGTCCCACTGGTGTACGCCCTTTAAAGCAAGTTCATAGTTATTTTGTATAGCCAATAGTAATGAATCATATGATGTTCTAGTAAGCGTGGATAGTATCCTGTGCAATCCTTCTGTAGTAGAGAAGGTAATGATTCCATTTTCGTCAAAATGTACTCCGATATCTGGGGCTCCCCAGTAGATAGGGACGGTTTTGGCGATGAAGCAATCAATGATTTTTTCTGAGTAATATCCATTGTGTCTTGAATTCTCCGGTACTATACTGAACATGTATGGTTCTAAAACAGCCCTCTTATCAGGAATGATAGGAGGAGAGCGATGCTTAAATACTCTAAGATCACCAATAGATTCGGGCAATACTTCATAGATTTCCTGTCTAAGTCTGTGGCCGGGAAAAAAGTTTTTAGAACTGGTAAGAAATGAAACCGCAAACTCTTTCTTGGTCACGTCACAAGGTACATAGTTCATTTCTACGGGATTTTTATGCTTTATACCGTCCCAATTCATCACACCGAATGGATCAACTGTGTCCCATTTGCGAGGTAGCCAACTACATGCGGATTCAGTAAGGAATACAGCATTAGGGCACTCTCTTAGTACTCGTTCATCCCATGCCATTATAAGGTCGTAGAATCGGTGATTAGCAATCAACTTGTCTATTATGTTTAAGGTTTCTGGCGGCTCACACTGATGCACAACTTTAAAATAAGAATCATCGTTATATTCGGGATTTAAAATGGCGTCATCCCAATATATACTTACAGATTCTTCTCTTTTCATAAAATTTTTATTTAAATCAGGTGCATCACCTATGGCACTAGATGTATAACATTTAGGATGCTGCATTTGTCTTTTTCCTTTTATAATATTCCTTAGCTATAAAAGACTTACAAACTTTGCATTCTCTATTGCCTTTGGGAGTCAAGTAAACATTACTTTCAACTAATTCATGACCTCTTTTGCAATGCGTCCTTCTTATACCTAAACGAGCTTTATTACCTTTTTTGGATTCACTTATCTTACGTCTATGTTCTTCCGAAAATATTCTGCCCCTTAAAGCTTCTGCCTGTTTTCTATGTCCTTCAGAAGTACCTGTATTTCCTTCTCCTCCATCTGTTTGATTTCTAAGAATTCCTGTCCCTAAATCTTTTCTACCATAGTAAAAAATCAAAAACTTTTCTGCTTCAAAAGCATCAGGTTCGGTAGGAAATTCTTGAATAAGAACACGATCTTTTGGAGGAGCATATTGTATTCTATTGCCAACCTTGTGTCTTTCAAAGGCTCTCTTTTTATAACTGCCTTTACCTACATAGTAAGGAGTTCCGTCTTCTCTAAGCCACATATAAGTATAAAATGTTTTTATCTTTGGCACTGAGTCTTAACCTCTCGTTCATACACCCTAATAAACTCTTGAATCAGTATCTTTCTGTCTACATTGTGATTATGCATACACCAAGAAAATATTTCTGATTCATACTTAGGCATTTCTACAGGCTTTCTGAGCGATCTACGCTCTGGCATTATTCCTAAGTTTCTGCCGTAATGCAGCATGTAGCGGTCATCGTGTTTTAGTAGTATACCATTACGATTCATCGCTCTGGATACCCAAGCTTCATCGTTATTATCGCTGGGGAGAATATCATCGGCCACTATTTTCATAGCCTTTTTTGACAGCCAATAATTGAATCCCCATGGGGTCTGATTATTAGGCGCACATTCGTGTCCAACAAAATCGTATTGTTCGAACCCCGAGCGAAGTATCTTACAAGGGTTTATAACCACGTCATCGTCACACTTAAGCATATAATCATATTCATGATTTAATGCCCATTTGACAATTTCTTGAACTTTATTTGGAAGCCCTTGATAATCGTCTCTACAGTTAAGTTGCACACTAAAGTTATCTTCTGTAGTGTGCAAATCTTCTGTACCTTTAAAGAACCGTACATCGGCTCCTTTTACCAAGGGCATCCATGTATTTCTAATTACTTCTACCCAATCTTCTCTACCGTTACAAGTAACTATTGCTATTAAAATTTTGTGTGTCATTAACATTCAAACAAGAATCTTGCAAACCCTGAGGCTGGATCAGAAATAGATGAAATTGCTCCAAGAGTAGATGGCATAGCTCCACCAGACATGCTATTAGCAGCCTTACCTGTACGTACTTGGCTTCCGTTGACAATAGAAAAATAACCAGCAGAACCAGATGACAAAGTAAATCCCATAGCAGATGTCATCAAGTGATTTGTGGAACTGCATCCTAACCAATAAACACCGGGGCTAAGTGTAACAGGTGTAATACTTACAGTTACTACTGATCCTCCCGGTGTGCCGGGGAATGCATTTGCTCCAGCATCTATTAACTTTGTGTTTCCATCAAATGAATATATAGCGCAGCTAGCATTTCCATTACCACCAGCACTATTAGGTATAGCCGATATTTTTCTAATTGTGTAAGAAGCTAACAATACAAACTGATATGCCAATACTTCGTTGTCGTTGTTTGCTGGGGTGTATTGTCCAGAAGAAGAAGTGTTTGCTCCTATAATTCCCAAATCAGGGAAGAACCAACCCTGTCCAGATGTCGAAAAAGCTGTTCCGGCTGCTACCCATGTACCGTCACCTCTCCAAAAAGTTGAAGAAGATGCGCTAGTACCACTGTTCATCTGGTTAACAGAAATATTTCCTGTAAGGTTTGAAAATCCTATGCTAGGAAGGTCTGCCAATACTAATGAACGGAAGGTAGGAGATGCAGCAGGCCCACTGGAAGGTCCAGAGAACACTTTATTAGCAGGCTCAGTAGCAAATGCAATGCTTATATTACCTGCTGAAGTTACTGGTGATCCAGTGATAGTCAAAAATCCTGAGCTATCAACTAAACCTACGCTGGTAACCGTACCGCTAGTGCCTCCTCCAGCTTGTCCTATACTTTGATCGGGGTATACTTGAGATACCTGTCCATTCAACCCTACTACAACTGTGTATGTGCCGGGAAGTACGTAAAAATCATAATGTCCAAAGCCATCCGTAAGAATAGGTTGTGTTATAGGAACTAAACCGTTAGGATCACTGTAAATAGGTGGCTAACGGAGATGGGGGAAGGAACGCAGTGTTTGCTGGCTGGGTTGCCACATATATCTGGGCTCCAGATACGGCTGCACCAGTTACTGACTTAACCCATCCATCCATTCTAAAGTAAGTTGGTACAGCCATAAGATTAAGCTCCTAAAATTGATCCGAAAGAAAATCCTTTTGCTGGAGGTGCTGGTTTAAACGCAGCAGCAGATGCAGCCCAATTTGCTTCAGTACCACCAGAAAATGCGGTTGCAATAGACCCTGAAGCTTGATTAAGAATATACTGCAACGATCCAAATGTAGCCACAGACATATTAATGCCGGGAGTATAACCAGTACCAGCCGAAAGATTGCCCGAATCTCCAACGAATGAACATACACATAAATCAGTGTTAGCTATTACAAGATTAGCAGTGCTTGGTGTGCTGGCTGTACCAGTATTATTATGGTTAGTCTCTTGGACAGTAAATTTGTTTCCGGCTGTTAATACACCAGTGAATACGTACACAGCAAATTCAGCAGTTATGGTGTGAGTTACGCCAGAACCAGCAAAAATCCATGGAACAGATATTGTACTTCCTGCTGATATAGCGGGACAGTTTTGTAAGTAATATAAATAATTTCCTCTCGCAGAAATTGGAGATGCTATATTTATGGCTGTTTGTGCAGTCTGTACCCAATCCGACTGTGCCGCTCCCGGCACCGCTGGTTGCATGGTTGGAATTTCACGGTTACCTAAAGTAGATGCGGTAACGTTCGCTGCTCCATGCACTAATATAAGGCTTCCGGCTGCTACATTACTAGGAAATGTTGCACTAGTATTTAATGTAAATGGTGTAGTATTTGTAGTGTTTCCATTCCCACCAAGAAACGATTGTGCTAATGCAATGCTCATTATGGCACCGTTATATTTAAGGTAACGTTGATTCTTGTTACCGTAGCAACTGAGTTCAAATTAAACTGTAGTTGATCCCCAGCATTAATAGCTGTAGTCCACTGTGTTAAAGTTAAGTTCTCATTCTTTTGCGCTGAAGACAGAGTTGGTTTATCGGTACCCGCTATAGAAGCAGTGGTAGGAAAACCCGCGTATGTTGAACGCAACACATCTACAACGGCTGATCCTGATACATCAGATGTGATCACCCAGCCTGTAATCGTACAGGCAAAAGGTATACTTAACTGGCCCTTAACACCAGTGCCGGGGGTTGATCCTCCACCGTCTATGGTGTAGTTAATAGCGGCAACTCGTGGGCTTAATGCGATGGTAGTACCGTTGATAGTAATTCCATTACCAGCAACTAACCCTCCACCCAAACCGATTGTTTGATCTGGGTAAGATTGACTCAATAGACCATTAAGATAAACACACACTGTATAAGTGCCGGGAGTTACATAAAAATCATAGTGCCCAAAACCATCAGTTATAATAGGCTGGGTTATAGGCACTAACCCGTTTGGATCACTAAAAATATTTTGGAGTGGGGTAGGAGTAGGATTAGCTGCGGTTAAGCTAGAAGGCACATTTGCAGGCTGCTGTACTACGAAAACTTGCGCTCCCGGTACGGCTGGTCCTAATGTTCCTTTTACAAAACCGTCATCTCTAAAAAAGGTTGGTACGTTTGCCATCACTAACTCCTATTGCCAGAATAAATTATAGGTGCCGTTCGTATAAGAATCTCCACCATTGTAACTTCCATACGGAGGCCTAGCGTAATCAATACTTTGTTGTCTGCGAGTGATTCCATTCTTCAATTGGAACATAGCATCAGCAGCCAACACTTTAAGGTCGTTCAAACCGGGACTACCCAACATCACCGCATACTTTACTGCGGTCTTTAAAGCTACTGCGTCAGTGCAATCAATGATAGGCACGTAAGTAGAAGCAAAATCCAAGGTTTGACTAAAGAAGGTAGCAAGTGTACACCAGTAACGCATTCTAACGTCATTAGTTTGTGTAGCACCTACAAACCAGATATTATCATTTCTCCATTCCCAGTAACAAAGCTTTGGACCTTGATAGCAGGATGGTAGACCAAACTGAGGTTGTTCCATGGGTACAAATATGTCGTTGGAACCAGTCTGTCTTTCCCATAGTCTTACAGGGTAAATCATATCGGCAGGTAATTTAAGGTTTGAATTTAAAGTCAAACCGTCAAAGTACCCGTTAAAACTTAAATACGTCTGCACATCAGGGTTAGGCCCACCTAGTCCATTCTCCAAGCTGTTAAGTGGAGTAAGACCAGATACGATCACGTTGTCTTTAAGTAAAGTAGGCTGTCCAACGTTTCTTAACTCTCTGTATAACTCTCTGATGGATGCATTAAGAAATGGTTGTGTAAAAGGTGAAATAGCAGGATTATCAGTAAATACCTGTCCTTCTCCCGGTGTGCTTGTGGCTCCAGCTTGAGAGTCGTTTACATAAGCACGCACGAGATTCATAATGGTCAGAAGGGAAGTATCCCCTGTATTCGATGGTATATTAATTGTCGGGCTGCTCATGCGCTCTCCATAAAATAGAAAAGCGCCACCCTACCGGAAGTAATTACAACCTCGGCAGAGTGGCGCAAATGTTACATGGCATCTTACGATCAGAACCGTTCAACGGACTCAGAACGCTTACTTGGCTATGATTTTCAAATGCCAAGCTTGTTTACTCTGACGGAATACCAGTAGGTCTTACAACCTTAGGGGCTGCGGGTGTCTGAGGCACCTCTGCAACTGCTACTGTAGCTTCCTTAGGAGCGAACTTTGGATCACCCGTTGCTTCAAATGCCTGAGCACGAGTGCGCTTACCTGATTTCACAGTGCGTTCCCAATCAATGATACATAGATCACCGGACGCATCAATATGGTAAGCCATGCCCTCTTTAATACGGGCACCGCAATTAGGACAATCTGCGGGACGACTTCTCTTAGCGTGCCATTGACGCTCTTCACCAAAGTACTCACATGCTGCGTGATGCTCTGGGGATAGAATTTCCCCGAGCTTAGCAGGAGCAGATGCTTGTACAGTGTCAGCTTGATCAATCAGGAACTTATAATAACCTTCCATACGATCATAGGCACGATTAATTTCTTTTTCGGTGGGTTCCGCTAATAGCTCTTCACCATTAGGACCACGCTTACCAACGTTGCCGGGACCATTCAAACTCCAGAATACACCCTTTTTACCAAGATCATGACCAACACTAAAAGAATTTCTTGCGTCAATAACTGCATCTTGGTTTAGAGTCAGGTTTTCTGAGTTGATAACGTCCATAGCAAAACGACGGGCATCTAAGGTATCAAATCCCATAGCACTCTGATCTACGCTGGTACGAGGAAGAACCATGGGCTGTGGGAATCTACCACATACTTGAAATTTCTTACCCTTTGGTCTTCCAACTAAAATAATTTCTTTTGCAATAGGAGGTCTAGAAACCTTGTATACTTCTTCTGAGACATTATATAGGTATACATAGTATTCTGGCGCTCTTCCTAGCAAATAATCGAACGCATTAAACTCATAACCAAGATTAAATGCTTCGTTTTTCGCCCTAGTCAAATCTGGGCGAGTTGTAATTCCGGCGTTAACATCAGCCATTAAGTTTTATCTCCTTGAGTCATCCACTGTTGTCGGCCAATCTCACTGTCTACTGTATGAGCACTGAGTCCTCGACCTAGTTGTTTTGCATTGGTTACCATTTTGTTCCAGTAATGAGTCATTTCTTCTACCTTTTTATCAATGATAGATGTACGGCAACCTTGTCTTGAATATGATACTGGACCTTTAAACGACAGAGAGGAGTCTCTCATCACGTCTTCAATCATTTGAAGGTCAGCTTTATCTTCTTGTTCTTTTTGCTGCTTTATAGCTTCCATTTTTTTAGCATCAGATATATCTTTTGCCATCATGATAATAGGAACTATAGTTTGAATCAGGTAAGAATTCAGAGGCATAGGCTCTGTTTTCATATTACCATTCTTCATATCTCTCCACTGTAAATGGTAAAGCACTTTGTATTTACCTTGATAAGGATACTCACCTAGGGTTTGTAATCCTGTTTCGTCATCGTAGTTTCCTACATAGTAGCTTTCGGGGGTTCCATAAACTACAGCGTCTTCCCATTGCATCAGGAGCCAGCAAGGGCTACCATGACCAATAAGTAAATCTCTATAACCTTTAAAGGAGGGCTGATTCTCCGGGTGCCAATGTCCCCCTGCGCGATATAAGCACTCGTCTTCACCGCCTTGACCCCAACGTACTATAAAATTGGGCATGTCGTAGCGGTTAAAACCACCAACTTCATTTAGCCTATCTTGAAATTCTTGGGGACATTGATAAAGTTGGTAAGTATCTTTACGATTACTCATTTGAATTGCTCTGAGCCTTCTTTAATGCTTCTATCTGAGCCTTCTTTTTCTTTACATATTCATCCACTTCGGTACGCAGAGCGGCTTTTTCTTCTTCTGTCTTAGCAAGTCTTTCTTCCATAATGAAATTAATCAATATAGCAGCCGTATCAGCAGCCGTGTATAAATCAGCTAAATGTTGACTTATAGCTTGTAATTGCGCTTGGAAAGCTCTACGGCTTACAGGTTGTGACCACCAATCAGGGGAAAGAGCTTGCTGTATGACATCATCTGGTCTAATGATTTCTGACATCAGTTTTCCTTTGGACTCTCAACCATACGCACATCTTGTACCCTGATTAGACGAATGCCGTTTTCAACTTTTTCGTAGTTTACTTTAATAGCTCTACAAAGTTGTTTTACTCGCTCTTCATCAATAGGAAACAACTCTGAGTTGTAGTCTCCATAAAAAATTCTATCTCCGGGTTTAACAAAGTCACTAGTAGGAAACTTTACTCCACCCATAACTACTGAGCCTCCAGTAGCCAAAACAATACCAGTATTAGTATGTTGTCTATAAGCCGATGAAGTGATAATTCCTGTCTTTTTATTTCTTACGCTTCCATCTTCTAGCAGTTCTTCATCAGGATCAATAGACACTCTCATAACAAGTAGGCGATCCAGAATAGGTCTACCTATTTCGTATTCTTTATCTGGAAATTCTTTTACAACTGTGTTTTCTGCTACTTTAACTTCCTTGAATGAATCAAGGTAATTATGTCTTTTGTCAATTACTGTTAATGACGGTTCCTCTTGATTTTCCTGAGAAACCATAGACGGATTAATAATAATCTCGTCGTCTACAGTAGCATGACCGCCAGCGAATTGAGCACTTCTAGCGCCCTTCGCCAGCTTATCTCCACCACCTAATCCCATTTATTGCTCCTGAGTCTCGTCTACTAATATGTATGGATAATTTCTTTTGAAAGCTTTTCTTGCTTCGTCTCGGTCTAAAATTCCGGCCTTATACGCATCTACAATTTCTTGTCCAATTGTTCTCGCTTGGGCATAAGTATTGTAATAATAAGTATAAGGCTGGGGGGTATTAAATACCCATGGATCGGATGTACTACCGATATTTACTGCTGGATTATTTTGCATCTGAGTCTCCATTTGTTCCTCTAACTGGCTAAAATTCACGGTGAAATAGCCAGAATTAGAGGGTTCCTGCCACACTTTTTACCGTGGTTAGTTGGCAGTAAGTTCGTACTGAGTCAAATATTTTAATGCCTTAGAGGTCCATGAGTCCCATCGGGCTTCATACAGACCGTATATGTCTTTCAAAATTTTTTCCAAATAGCTAAGATTAATATTACAATCGGCGCATAAAAGACCGCGCACGCATTCTCCACAACTTTTGGTTTTAACATCACAACACTGATGATTATGATCTACCTGTAATCTTTGAATAGTACCATGATGATGACTTAAATGCTGACAAATAGCACAAAGTCCATTTTGAGCAATAAGTTTATCTCTGTACCATTCTACAGTTACACCATATTTTTTCATTTCTCGTGCAAACTCTCTGGCACGATAAAATTCTGGGTTTTCTAAACGATCACGTCTTGCTTTTTCAGCATTGCGCTTTAAGTATTCTGGGTTTTCCGCTCTATATTTACGAGCTTTTTCTTTTAATTCTTCCTTATGTTGTTCATGCCAAGGGTAGCCTTCATAAGGTTTTGTACTTCTTCTTTTTTGTACCAATTTTCTCTCCTAATAGAGTGAGAAGGGGATAGATTAGGCTATCCCCTCCACGCTTTGAGTTCATGAGGCTCAAAGTTTCACAATCAAAAACACATCTAAGTTATTTAAAATCAGATGGTCGGAACTGCTGCATTCTGGATATACAGACCTGCTCTTGGAGCAGCGTTTGCCAAATTGAAGCAGCAATTATACGCGCATTGTTGTTACTCAGTGTATGAGGTGCAATCATTTCTGTTGCACTCACATGGTTTTATTCCCATGTGATCGGACTATTGCATCGTCATTTAGACGTTTCTTCGCTTAGTCTCTCACGGTCCCTATTGGGTTCCGCCTCGTTGCCATTTCAGGGTTCGAGTCAATCAGAAGAAATTTATACATGTCCTAACGTAACGTTCAACATGTGTGAGGTAAGGTATGACCCGCTTGAGGTACTGTTACCGATATCAGGCACTGGAGCAACTACATTCCCGCCCCCGAAGTCATAAAGCTCAAGAGGTGAAAGTTCGCCCATGTACCAGTTGTCCATTACCAGCAAATCCATACGGTTTGGTGAGAATGTCCAACTCTTGTGATACTTACGGCCACCAAACTCATTAGCAAAGTGCTTCTTAGACATATCGAGTGTCTTGTCGCCCTTTACTTCTTGAGCATTGATGATTTGTACGTTGTAGTACAAATTGCTCTGAGCCATTGCCTGCTCAGGAGGACCGTACCAGATACCACTTTCGATGCTATCAGCGTCTGGACCCAATGCACGACCTAGGAGCACTTCTGCTCTCTGGGCAATGTTTGGAGTCAATGCAGCACCAGCTAGGTTAATAGTTGGAGTGCTTAGACGACCGGGATAAGCGTTACGGTTCAAACCTGCAATAGTACCAGTGTTTGAGTTAACGTCCCATGCCTTGATACCAAGGATTGAGTTACCTGCTCCATAAGTTGCACCCTGAACAACTACATAGTCAGTTACCACTACGTCTGAAGGCAGAGCAGTGCTGAAATATAGAGTGTTGCTAGGTCCGTCAACGTAGGAAATCGTTGCGGAAGTGATACCACCACCAGTACGCTGTACGCCACCAGTGCTGTAGAACTTAACTACTTGCTGATCTGAAAATGCAACTGCCACGTTCATACCAACAATGCTAGCAGTCTGTGCTGCGGGTGAACCACCACTTAGAGTGATAGTTGCGGTTGAAGGAATCTGGTCAATTGCACCAGAACCGTCTGAGTTAATCAGACCTTCAATACCCTGCATAGCAGCGTCTAGCGAATTCTTCATTTCTTGTGCTTTACAAATATGTTACTAGCTAAAAGCTAGGTATGACATTTCTGCCACACTCTGCATATCACTATGCAGTTCGGACTATATCATCATCCACAAGGACAAAAATCTAAATCTCCAGCAGCATCACATACTTTTACATTACATCCTGTGGAAGTATGCTCTGAAACTAGATGATTACATTTTGTACACTTTGGAGTCCTGCGTGTAGTCTCTACGGGTTTAGAATCGGAAGGTAGTGTACCGTTGAGTTTTTGCATTTGCTTTCTCAACTGGTCTCTTTTCTCTACCACCGCAGAATCAAGCGGCACCCCAATCTCATTCGAATAAGTCTCAATGAATTGTAGTGCTATTTTTGCTTGTTCCTTTTTCGCAACTAGGTAAGGTAACAAACCAAGAATAAAACTCTTTTGTTTGTCTCTGTGTGTTACGTGCCATGCATACCGAGTTTTATAATGAGGCTTTCGACCTTCATTGCTTCCCGGCAGTGGCTTGCCTCCAAAATTCAAGGCTATCCATTCCATGACTTCTTTGTTGGTATTACTTACTGAGATATTCAGTTTATATACCACGTAACGCTTCTTACTTCCATCCGGTTTTCTTTGAACCGAGAAGGTTTTGACGATAGCGAATGTTCCTTCGCCATCCATGAAACCTGCAAGGTATGAAAACTTACTTTGCTTTGTCATTCTATCTTCCCTCGGGATTGTCTATTTCCATCTTTAGGATAACAGGTTTTCCCCGATATAGCAAGATTATTTCTACGCCATGTATTACTACGCAGCCGCTGCTAAAGTATTAACAGCGAACAAGCCCTTTTGCTTGCTGTCAGTTGATGCCTGTGCCAACCATGAGATTTCACACACGTTGAACAAATATACAGGGGCAAGCGCAAATGATGCCCACTGTGAACCAGAACCACGCAGCATTGAATCAGCGTTACCAGTTCCCTGCGAAATTGCCGCACCGCTTTGTACACGGAAAGGAACACGGAATGATGGACGCTGAACGCCGCCTGCGTTAGACTGGTTGCTTACAGGAATCTTAGTTGCTTCATTCTTGAAAAGAGTGTAAGCAGTAGTGCCATGGAAAACTAGGTCGGGAATCTCTTTTGCAAACGCATCAAGTTCGACAGCTTCCACAGCCGCTTCTAGTAATGCAGCCATTTAATTTTTTTCCATTATTAATGTACATCCATGAAGTTTCTGTCACTTCACCAATGCCATGTGAGTCATAATGAGAACCTATGTACTGCCTCTACTCTTTTCCCTGAGCATATTTAAGGTGTTATCGCCACCACAAGGTACTTCGAATAGGTTATAACTTATAAAGTATGGTTCTTTATACTGTAAAATTGAAAGGACTTGCACCCTTCATTCTCCCCGTAGGGCGTTCTACTATTGAACCAGATTTTACAGCATAAGGAGCCACACTTAGTAGCTCCATAAAACTTTTTACACATTATCGACGTGTTCTATAACAATAACTCCGGTAGTAGTGCTAGCATTGTTAGTAGAAGCTGTGATATGAAAACTTATAATTCCAGAACTATCCGGTTCTGCTAAAGCAAATACTGATGGTTGAAAACTGCCTTGGTAATATTGGTAATAAGTAGACGCTTGATCAAGACTGATGCTTGCATCACTTCCTCCACCTGTAGAAAACACAGAAATAATATAATTTCCTGTAGGTAGATTAAAACTTGCTAAAGATACGCTTGTACCAGACTGCCCTGCTCCAAATGAATGAGAAAAACTTTTTGTGATAGTTTTCAATTTAAATCTCCTTCGATTGTTTATAGCTAGTCAACATCTTATCAGCCGTATATACTTCTGGACTAATACATAAATGCGATGTGATCACATTGTTATTTGGTTTAGGTAACGTTGGAAAAGCTCCATATCTGGGATCAACCACTAAATCAATACCATGATTCCCCAACATGTCTCTTACCCAACCGTCATCATTCCACGATGTAACTTCTGAATTTGCAGTTATTTCAAGTGAATCTCTATTTAACCAATATCCCCCACCATTTTCTCCTCCACAATACTTCATAGATTCATATCCAGACTGTAATAAACGTTCTACGTCTATTAACACATCACTATAAGATTGAAAGAGAAAATCATAGCCTTGATTTAAGGCCCATCTATGACTTTCTCTAGTCTTAAAAGATATGTGCTTATAATCATCCGGCACTGGAACAATAATCTCATCAAATTGGGGGGTGTAAGATATATATTCTACATCAGTAGGTTTATCTGTGTACCTACTGCCTCTCTTTTCCCAAGAAAATTTAAATTTTTCAGATTCCTGTACTTTAGTACCGTCTCCTAAAAAAAATTTATAATCTACATCAGAAATATTTGAAAGAAAAGTGTCTCGTACCGCTTGATTAATTCCATTTCTAGCATAATCTAAACAACTTATTATGGAAATAAAAGGTTTCATTATCCGTTAGCTAAGCTGTTAGTTGTGTTGTACACATCTTGTCCCTCAACCGTTACGTTAGTTCCGGTGGTGGCAAGAGTTACTACAACAGAACCAGTGGGACCGCTACCTGGTACTGAAGCAACGGTTCCTACTACTGTGACTTGATCACCAGTGGTAACTGGCTTTCCTGCACGATTTGTTACTGGATCACTCATAAAATTCTCTCCTTAATGCTATCTTTGTATTTGTTTCTGAGTCGCGTCATTTCTTTCTTCATCTGGTGATTGAAGCATAAAGTTTGAAATCCTTCTGGATAACCTTCTTTCTTTAGTGTTCTGTAAAGATTAATTCCAGTACCTCTGATTTCTCTATCTATTGCTCCATCATTATTGACGTGATCCAATGACAGCATGTCTGGATCGTCTACATTGCAGTTTTCCCAGCAACACTGCAAGCTTTTATTTTTACCATATTGAACTAGAGCTTCTACCTTTTCATCTTGACGCTTTTTATGGTGTCTAAAAGACTCTTTAAGTCTAAACTCTGAATTCTCTTTATACTTTTTACGTTGGTATTCTATTGTATAACTTGATTCCTTGGCTCTAACTTCAGAATTTTCGGCTCTACGCTTTCTTTTATAAGCGTTTACCTTTGTCCTATTTCTTTTCTGCCAAGCTAATCTACATTCTCTATTTTTATTTGAGTCTTTGTAAGGCATACTCTCCTCGAAAGAGTTTCATAGGGGGCTAGTTCGAGGCTAACCCCCTATTACTTAATTTCACCCCGCTAAGAGTGAAAATATCTTACACCATCGGCTTCCGCCAAGTGATAAATTTCCAGCCGCCTCGACCGTTGGGGATATATCCTTTTCCAGCAATTTCCAGATATCCCTTAGGGTCCATTTGTCTGTTGAGATTCTTAGGCTTTACAGGCACATATTGTGGTTGTCCAGCAGAAGCCGCTGCCTTATCTACAACTGCTTGAGCTTCTTGCTTATCATTCTTTGCAGCAATACGTCCCGCTGCACTACCACCCTTCGCATGATCTGGGTACATAGAGTTAGCTGTTTCACGAACAATACGTTCTGCGATACTTTCAACTTTTGTACGGTGGTAGTTTAAAATCTTTTCCTTGTTAGGAGTCTTTTCTCCCCACAATGCTTTCATCTGAGTTCTGTAAGCATTGTCTTTTTCCAACTCTTGTCTCAAGTTGTAAAGAATAGTGTTAGCAAGAGGACGAAGATTTTCAGTCTTAAACGCCTTGAAATAAGGAGTCTTACGAAGGTTGCCTAGGTGTGATCCAAGAGCCTTCGCACTGGTAGTATCTACTTCCTTACCAACAGCTTCTTGAAACTGTTTGGTTTGCTTACTAGTAAATTCTTCTTTTTCTTTTGCAAATTGAGCACGTTCTTCTAGAAGCTTCAATCTTTCAGGATCAGACTGGGTGCTTTTCTGTTTTTGAACAGAATTCTTTAGATCACCAAACCACGCCTGAATATCTTCAACAAGAGCCTTTGCAGTCTTAATTGAACCTTCATCACCTTTAGCAATAGCGTCTGACAAATCCTTCAATACACCGGGAAGGTTTGCCTGCTCCAAAAATGATACTTGGTGAGGAGTTAATGCTTGAACATAACCTTTTGGGTCTACTTCTTTAATCTTATCGAGAATAGGGTTTGCTAGCTGAATAAACTGAGCAGTCTTACCCTCACTCTTCATGTCTTCATAAATGTTGTTAATTAATTGAGTATGACTCTGACCACCTTCATAAAGTAGACGGTCGCTTTCTGTCACACTATTAACAATATTCTGAAGTTTATCATAACCTTCTTGACCACCAACCAAATCAATAAATGCTTTGGCTTCTTCCATGGCCTGAACACTTGGAAAGTACTGCTTAGCAGCTTCCCATCGCTCATAGTTTCCATGGATAAGCTTTACCAAAGCTGCGTTTGCTTTTGGATTAGCGTCACGGAAAGCTTTCAATGCCTTACGTACTTCGGCGGGAGTTTTAGCATTCCCCGGTAAGTCATCATCCGTTTCTGTAGAAGATGCTTCTTTAGTTTCTCCCTTAGGAGAACCTTCCGTAGTAGTTTTATCTGAGTCGGTTGCAGTAGTATCTGTACTATCTACACTAGAATCTACATTGTCTGAATCGTTAGTTGTATCCGTAGTAGAAGTTGTATCAACGCTAGCGTCTACGGTTGTAGAGCTTGAAGCGGAATCTTCTAGTCCAGCAAAATCTAAAACATCTGCTGCCATTTAAAGGAATCTCCTTGAGTCTTTATAATTGCTTGTGCTGTTTTGTAACTTCTGCACATAAAGCAATAAATTGCTTGAAAGGAAGAGTGCGTTTGGCATAGTTAATCTCTGTACAACATGGGACACAATTATGTAAAACATATCCCTGTGTGTTATCTAGACGATCTATACCATTATATTTGTAAATATCTCCACTAACTGTTGTTAGAGTTTTTGTGGGCTTTCTTCCTGTATAATAACAATTAGAGCTTGTAATATTTCTAAATTGCTCTTCTGTTAATTTAAATTCTAAGTCTTTCTTTCTTGCATTTAACTTATAAGTACGAAAGAGTAATGTAAAAGCTGCATTATCTACTTCTCTCAAACATCCACAACTCTTAGACGTACCTTTTATCAATCTTTGTGTTGGTACAACTACTTTATTTCCACAGGTACATACACAATTCCACTGTGGACTTTTAGGAGTATTTGGTGCTCTAGATACAACCGTTAGTTTACCAAATATTTTTCCTACTAAACTCTTTGCTTTTATTCTTTTATCCATTTATATAACTTCCTAGAAAAGTCGGAAAGAGGATTGTTCTAGGCAACCCTCTTCCCTGTTCAAAGGAGCAACCCTTTGAAATATTTTACCCGTTATCTCTCATAGCATCAGGAATGCTTTTAGCAGCAATTTTATCATTTAATTGTTGTTTTTGATGCTCAGCAAAATCTTCTGGAGTAGCATCTACATTCATTTTCTTCAACAATTGAATTGCCACGTTAGTTGGCATCTTGTCTACTGGGGCGCTTATGCTTTCAGAAGGTGGTTTAGTTTCTGGTTTAGCGTTAGCTGCGGCAATCTTCTTTGCCATAGCCAAATGCTCTTGCCAGTGAAGGTGTACGTTTTCGTAAGCTTCCTTCTGTTCTGGTGTACCAAATTTAAACTTCTGACCTTCATTACTATTCATCCAGCTAAAGCATACATCGGCTTCAACCGCATGATTTTCACTTTCATCTTGTGCAATAGGCACTGTGCTTACCTGAGGAGGTAGAGCTTCAATAGCCTGTTGCAATTGCTGCATCACTTGTGGAGCAGCTTGCATTTCTTGAGGTAGTGGTTGACCACTCACAGCCGCAGCTTGTTGTGCTTGCTGATAGCCTTGTTGAGCTTGTTCCATCTGTTGCTGGGCCATTAACTTTTGAGGGTTATCTGTAGGTCCACTACGCAAAAGGATTTCAAATTCATTCTTCTGCTTAGTAACAGAAATTGCTCCCGGTATCTTGAAGTCTTTCATTCTGATACCGTCAGCCAATACTGGTAGGTTCTCTGTTGAGAATAACCATTGAGCTAGTGCAGGCTGTTGCATAGCTGTATCTATCATTTCAAGAAGCTTGCGCTCTCTCTGCTGCCATGATTCAGGGAATGCAGGGTTAGATTCGGCATAACACAGAACCTTACCTTTTGATAGGTTGGCAGTGTTAACAGTAATGTTTTTGTTTTGCCCATCGGGGCCAGTTGTTACCAACTGAGAAAAACTCTTACCGTCACGGCATTCAGCCGCGCATTTAACCGCTTGTCTAGCAGCTTCTGCAAACAAATCCTGAACCGCATTCCAAGGGCACCCTACTCTCTGTAGAGCCTGATCACGCTGAATAACTGCATTTCCTACAGTTTCTTCACCAGTAGCAGCACCAAACAAAGAAGGAAGTGCTCCAGAAATTTCTTCTGAAACAGAGGTAATAAACCACTTAATAAAATCACCAAGAGCATTTTGTGGTTGTGGAGTTTCTTCCACAAACATGTATTGATCACGAGATGTTAGTCCCGGCTGAACCATAAATGGCCCAGAGGTTCCCGGCGTATTAGGCGACTTCTTCATAGCTTCCATATCGAAAGCTTCTGCGTTATACCATTTCTTAGGCACTGTACGCTTGAAGAAATCATCCATCAAATCTACCCAATCATTAATTCTCTTTTGTACAGAGATAAGAGCAGTTCCCATGGCTCTTCTGTTTTGGCCTTTGCCAGCGAAAGGATGAGCGATGGCTATATGGTCGTCCATGCTTTCGTTTCTAGAAAAGGCATATTCAGAACCTACTTTAACAAGTAAGCAACCATTTGGGAAATTCTCCAACAATTCTGCTCTTACATGGTCTTCAATGCTGTCATCATTAAACATAGAAGGTCTGAACCAAGTATGAGTAACAGTGACATGTCTCGCAAATGAATCACCAGTAACATAGGCTCCTAAAACAGCCTGTCTAGTGTTTTCACGCGCAATTCTATCTAATTCAGATTCAGATTGATTTTTACCTGATGGCTTAATCTTATCTGCAATCCAAGGGTATCTTGCTCTTGCAATTACAAAGTCAATATCTTCAAAAATCTGAACAAACTGCATATCACATAGATTATCTACAGCAATAGGGACTTTATGATCCAACTTGCCGTATGCAGTCGTTACTTCTCGTCCTAGCGGTTTTTTGTTAATTACCGGAGTAGGCTTTAATGCTTGATCTGCATCTTGCCCTAACTTCTCTTCTACACTGATATCTGGTTGTACTAATGATTCAGTTTGATTTAAAATCTCGTCAAGTTCTTCTTGTCCAGTAGGTGTAGCAGACGGAGGAGTGAGATGATCCTGAGGCACTGTAGGTGCGTTTGCATCATCATCTTCAAACCCGTACTTTTGACCGTTCAACTCATATCGAGTCCACAGCAATACACGGTCTTCATTCCAAAAAATTCTAGAAACATCTACCAATAACTGATGTAGATTATTGTTTCTTGCCCATATCATTTTAAAATTGTCTGCTTCTTCAGCAGCAATGATATCTGGGCCATAATTAGGGTTATCAGGGAAAAATTCTATCTTAGGTACTTCACGCGACAAAGCTGCAACAATAATGTCACCCTTTGGTCCGTAAACGTTAGTTTCATAAATACCATTATTCGCTAGCTGTTGTTGGGCACCATATCCGGTGTTATTTCCCGGTAATATCCACCCTCCCTGTTTCCCTCGGAACAGGTGTTGGTATCCACGATCAAAATGTATAGCTTCCCATGCCTGTTCTACTTCAAGTCTGCGTGCAGCCACGTCTGTCTTTGTAGCGACGTTATCTAGCTGCACCAACGCATTCTTAGCTTCTTCTGACAACTCTGCGAAAGGTTCAGGGCTATAGTCAAATGAAGCATAAACTCCAATAGGACTGTCTTCTGGTTTTTCTGGTTGTATAGGAGAAGCAACATCTGTGGCATTGGAAGGCACATCTGTGTTAAATTCTTCGGGCATGTACCTTCCTTAAATTATTTATTAAAATTTTCCAAGTATTTTGCGGCGTTTCTACATATAGTAGCATTGTCTTTAAAAGCTCCTAAACCTATATTGCATCCTATGTGTATTATGCCTCTAACACATTTTCCACAAGTTTTACTTTTAGGGCAACAAGAATGATCATGGTCTATATAAATCTGTACTTTGCCATCCAAAAATAAAACCAATGGAAGTTTACATATAGGACACACGCCGTTTTGTTCTTGGATTTTTCTAAGAATATCTTCCTCAGATAATTTATAAGATAATTTCCAATGCCTAAAAGTATGATAGTTAGGATCGTGAATTTTGGCCGTTGGGTCAATGGGTCTACCACCTCCCCAATTAATATTTAGGGATTTACATTCACGACTACAATAAACTCTGTTTACACTGGGATATGTGTATATGTTTACACCACATCCCTTACATTTTACTACAACCATTACAACTCTCCTTACATAGAGTTTGGGGAGTGTGTAAGCACTCCCCGCCATCAGTTAATTAGGCTGACAGCAAACTTTAAGCGTTAATGTTCGCGGCGAAATTCGCCTTTTTACGCATCTTACCGGAATATTCGTCTTTATGAGACTTAATATGGTGAGCATACTCTAAAGGAGAATCGTACCCTGCTGAATGTGCAGCACGAGTAAGAGAACCTTCCGTTCCCTTTTCTTTCATCTTCTTTGTTGCTTTTTGTGCCCACTTATGTCCAAGTCCAGTAGCCATCTATTCTTCCTTTTTCTTTTTCTTGGCGTAGCTAAACTTTTTATCTTTTCTCTCTGGAAGATGGGAAAAATCGGTGGCACTATCCCATTCTTTAAGAGCAGACTCTCCACCTACCTTTTCAGGATGAGCGTGGAGATATCTTTGCTGCGCCTTCGATGCAAATGGCATTAAGCCAATCTAGGCATTCTAAAACCATCAGACTCTGGGCCTTCTGGTTCGCCGCCTAGCATAGCGTCTTCTGGATTTTGCTCAGCAGGGTTTTCTTCTGCTCCACCTAGCATACCTGCGGCTTGATGAGCATCCTTAGATGATGCATGTGAACTCTTATGTACGTGACCATCGGCATGAGTTGAGGTTACGTGATGTTGGTTTGCACCGTGATCATGGGCTACATGAACGCTGGTTGCTTTACCATGGGCTCCTACTACTGACTGAGGTGCCTCATTTTGATTCATCTCATCGGAACCTTCAACTTGACCTTCTTGTTCACCCGCTTCAAATTCTGGAGACTCCTGCTTTTCATGGTCAGGAGCCATTTTCTTCATTGAACCTTCTTCTTCGGCTGGGTGGTGCTGATCATACTTTTTCTGACGAAAACGTGAACCAAATGTTTTCTGCTTGTCTGCTGTTTGAAATGCCATAATTTATCCTTGAGAATCTTGTTTAGCAGCCTTTTCCGCTTCATCTTCTGCTTTCATCTGCTCTTCATGCTGTTGATTCAATTGCTGCCATCTAGTCATGATAGGAGGATTGGATAGAAAATCTTTAGCTGAAAAGGTAGGCTTTGTAGGCTTCTGATACGCTACCACCTCGGCACCCTGTACGGATGCGCGGGGTAAAATGGTTAATTCATAGAGAGCAACTTTAGATATTAGCTGTTGCTTTTCTTCTCTTAGATTGGCTATAACTACGTCCTTATCTTGCAAGCGTCTTTCATAATCTTGGCGCAGCATTACGAGGTCTGTTTCTAGTCTATCTATAAGCTTTTCTGAAAATGAGTCCAAAAGGTTTGATTTTTCAACCTTTTTATTTTTGGCTTTCTTCTTAGTGGTATTTTTCATATACCATTCGCCTGTTTCTTTGTTTTTTCTCAAACCTTTTGGTCTACCCATCTTTTTCTGAGTCCTATTGCTCACGCATCTTACGGTTGATATAGTATCTATGCATACATCTTTTACAACGTCTTACGCCATTTAATATGTATGTATTTTGATCATCTAAAGGATGACCATGAATGCAGTGTGTTTTTAATTCTCTCTTAGGTATTCCTGCTGTTCTTCTCCACTTGTCTTTATAGCAGAGTTGGCATAATCCTAAGGCTTTATGTTTTCTATCGGGATGACATTGCGCTTTTTTATTCTTGCCTTTATAGCGTGGAGGGTTATCACCTCCATTGGTCAAATTTCGTAATATACCCGTATTTAAATCTAATCTTCCAAAGTATTCTATAAAGAATACCTCTGCTTCTAAAGCCTCTTCTTCCGAATTATAATATTGTATTATAATTCTAGATTTGTCTTTAGGTACATCAGAGCAATGAAAATACTTTGTGTATGCTCGATGTCTTGTGCCCTTTCCCACATAATAAGGGGTACCATCTTCACGTAGCCAAAAATAACAATAAAATTTATTCATTTTTCTTTCCGACAAAAGTTAGTGAGGAGTGTGTCGGCACTCCCCACCGTGTAACAATCAAAAGTTAATTAGGCTTTTGATAAAATCATACTACTAACTATTATTTAACTTGCTTACCCACACTGGCTCTTTTGTCTGAGTGAACACTGTACTTCTGTTTGCTTGTTCCGCTGCTAATTTCATTAAATAAAAATGTTTAGCCAGAGGATCAAGAGTTTCAGCGTGTGCCATCAATAATTCTTCTCTTGGTTGTCGTTTAGACGCTAGCATTCCATAAAGACCTAGCCTAAAACCGTCATAACAGTCGTCGCCTTTAGCACTGGTCTTCAAAACGTCATCCATCAAATCAGGATCACGCATTAATGTAGGAATTGCAGTTATAATATCTTTGCAAGTATCAAGGATTACTAACTCACCGTTCTTTAGTAAGTTATACATCAATGAGGCTGATCCGATACGATCTTGCGTGCCTCTAGTAACTGGAGGTAATCCAACTTCTCTAAGTGAACGAGAATACTCATCGGCTGGAGTATGTCCAAAACCATCCATCTGTCTATTAAACTTTTCGTGAGAGAAGTAAATAGCTTTTAATTTTACTGGATAGCCTGTAGGATACTCAGGAGTAGAAAATGGCAACTTACAACTTTTAGCTAGCAAGTTAGCCCACTCTCTATGAGCTTTTCCGCCTGTAGTAACTATTTCTTTAAAGCATACTACTTTAGTTCTATACTCACCATTCAGAGTCTTAACATCTGCTCTTGTAAATAAATAAGCAGCGTTAGCGTGTCCCATACCCCAGTCTTGGCTGGCCCATACGGGTTGCCATGGTTGCCATATAATAGCTTCGGGGTCTTCTCTCAGATTGATTACGTGGTAATCTTCTGACCACACATCAAAATACTGTCCCTCTACTGGCCCATCAAGACCAAGTAGCATTTTATCTCTCTTGGCTTTAGGGAAAGTATTAAGACGAGCAATGATGCCGGGATCACGCTCTAATAACTTAGGATTATCTAATACGGTAGTTCTATTATAAGCCCATTCATTAGGATCATATATTAAGCGCCAATCTCCTGTTTCAAATGTCCACCAGTAGCCGTTATCATCCTTCTTGGCATCTTCTGGCTTTTGCCATGGTTCTTTTTGCACGAATACCGTGTTGTAGTATTCGTAAAAAGGACCAAGAGGGTTGGTACAACCAACCATACAGGGTAATGGCATGTGCCCATGTTTATTAGGAACACAGGATGCATTAACGGTGTTACGAGAACGTAACATCATCCACGCATCGGGAGAAAACTGACCACATTCGTCTACTAATATGCCGGGGTAAGCTTGTCCAAGATACTGTTCAATATCTCTTTCTTTGTTGTTCTGGCAATGACCAAAAACAACACGCGAACCATTAACTAATGTAGCAACGTGTTTAGTAGAATCATAACTATAAAGTTCTTCTGGTACAAAAGCTTTAAAATCGGCAATTGCGCCTGATTCCAATTCTTTAAATGTACGTCGAAGAATTAAAATATCACATTTTTCCCAAGCCATGCAGTAATTCATGACAAGAAACATCATCCAGCCGCTTGTCTTACCAGAACGGATACCGCCCACGGCAAGGCACTGAGGAGCAGCCGGAACTATGTATTGAATTCCATCTCGGACCTTCAATCTCCATAGTTCCATCTGTTTAGCTTGGTGTTTAAACTTTTTACTAATATCCAGCGTGCCATCAGCAGAAATATAAGGAGATATGTCCTTTTTAGGTTCTTTAGTTGCTGTTTTTCTAGGCATTTCATTCCTTATTTACTGGATTAGTCTCCACTGAAACTACTTTAGCAAAAGTAGGTTTTGAAGGTGGAACATGCTCGTCAATAACTTCTTTGTTAGGTAATTCTGGCATCATACCAATAACAAATTGTATGCCCTGCCCCTTTTCTTCTCTGTCTTCATCCATAGGGCCGGGTTTTCCAACAAAGTAGAGCATTAACCAATCCGCCCACTGCTTAGCTGCACCTACCATCTTGGCATCTTCACCATCATACGTGGCGTGCTTATAAGCAGTGTCTACTATCTTTCTGAGTCTTGTCTTAGAACGCTTTGTGATCTTACCAGATTCATCGGCTTCATACTCCATCAGGAATTTTCTGCCTACTTTTTTGATTTCTCTACTATCTGGCACTGATCTTGGTTTGGTTCTAACAAATTTTCCCGCTTCGTCTCTAAGCCCAGTTCTAATCTTTCCATCTCTGTTACGTATGACGATAGCTGTGGGCGTAGGAGGAGTCGCTTCCGTCTTTACGTCTTCTTCCATTGCTTATCCCTGTGCTGGAGGTTGTGGAGGTGGGGTCTGATTCTTCATAAAAGCAGTTTCTACGGCATTGTAGAAGAATTCTTTCAAGCTGATTTCATATTTCTTTGCCAATTCTTCTAGCTTTGTAGTGTAAGCCTTGGAAACGTTCTGAGCCACTTCTCTCAAGTGCTTTGCACGAGCTTCAATTTGTTGTAGTTCTACTTGTGCCTTCAAGAAGTCATTTTCTAGTTTAGTAACAACAAACTTTTCACCATCTTCAAGATCAATTCGAACACGATCTTCAACTTTCTTAACTTCTTCTACAACTTTTTCCACTTCTGCTTTTACTTCTTCAACAACTGACATATTTTAGTCTCCTGAGTCTTATAGTACGTCGTCGAAAGCTCCCTCTGCGGCAAGCCTACGAATCTCTTTCTTAAACTTTTTGCTTTTTTCGCAATTTATAATGCCCGTCTTAACATGGATCATCTCATGTAATAAAGACAGTTTTATATCGGTATAACAATTTTCTTTTTGCTTTTTTAGAGCTACTATTGCTGGCTTGTTATCGTGAAATTCTGTTGCAGCCACAGTCATTTTTCCACCCCATTTCTTTTGTTTGAAATGTTCTGGAGAAAAGAAGGCTACTTGTAAATCTGGTAGGGAATTATCAAAGTATTTTTCGTTAAGTTCTCTATACAGCTTTTTTAATTTATAATCCGATTTCACGCATGGACTCTCCAAGCTCACCGTCATAGACTTTCGAGCAAGGTGGGTCTGAGTCAAGCAATAAAAAAGCCCCAAGGAGATTTTTAGTCTCCCTGAGGCGGTTTTCCAATCAACAAATTTTGGTGGACAATGGCGGCTACGCTCCGCCCTCCCTCGGGTGCAAACCGAGAGTTTTCCTGAATAAACTAATCGCCCACATTAAAATTTTACTTTACAAACTGTAACCATGTATTAATACTTTTCTTATCGTATTTATTCAAGTTGTACTTGTTGATAAAGTTTGCATACATCTTATTATTCAACACAGCTTCTATTCGGTTTACTATGCTGTTCATACTAGTAGGATCGGCCTTCGATATCTTGTTAGCCCAATGAACTTCTTCTGAGCATACTAAAGGAACATTCAGTGCAACCGATTCGGCTGCTACAATACAAAACGTTTCACTTAACGATACACACATGTTCAAATCCATGGTTTGTAGTAAATCATGAAAATTCTTTTGATTTAACCATGAATGTTCTACCAAAAAAGTGTTAGGAGTGTATTTAAATAGTGCCCTAATATTTTCTAGCACAGGTTCACCGTTTTGTTCTACACGAGAAGCATTTATGTGAAATACCAAAAATTTATCATGCAATTCGGCATATCGGATAGCTGCCAAGGCTTGCATAAGCTGATTTTTCATTGGTCTAATTGCGCCAAAGCATCCCACATTCAAAATATGGTCAGATGTGCGCTTTTTATTTTTTTTAACATCGTGTGTTGGAAAAAAGTTAGGCAGATAAATGATTTTATCTGACTTGGTTAATTCCATAAACTCAAACTGAGCACGAAGGGAATTAAAAGCAACAAATACGTTCTTTCTTAAATACTCTATAATCCATTTTATAGCAATACCTTCAGTAGCTAGAAAAGGAACCTCGCTATGTATTCTTACTACCCATTTAACCTTGGGATGAAGTTTTTTTAAAATGCTAAATTTTTCTGGAATTACCCAAAGAGCTTCAATTATCACTATATCAGGTTTAAACTTAAATACTTCCCTGTCAATATCATTATTGTCAATAACATCTACTAACTTTGCATCAACGCCGTTAGCTCGTAGCATATCTACTACGAACCTTGCTGAATTTTTTAATCCGCTTGAGCAGTGAGTATACCCATATTCCTCAGAATACTTCTGCCCTTTCTTAGTGATAAATAGTATTCTTTGCATCGGTGACCTCTGGGGAAGAGGGATTGCCGAAGTATCTGAGTCAACGCCCGTATTTTTCGGCATGGACGTTTTTAGTGGGGTTAATATGGTTGCGGTCGCCAGAGTTGCACTGGTCCCAGAGCTTATGAGGCTTTGATGCTCTACTACACTACCCCGCAATATGGTCGCTGATGAGGGAATCGAACCTTCGACATTCGCGTTATGAGCGCGGCGTTCTGCCACTGAACTAATCAGCAATAAAATTGGCGAACCGTATGGGATTTGAACCCATGATCTGCTCTTAGACAGAGAGCCGGGGACTCCAGACTCCCCTAAAAGACCTTTAAATTCGCAGTGCATTATCCATCACTCTCAAGCGCACTTCAGCACCGTTGGTAGGATGATAGCTTAGATGGTCCTACTGTACAATCAAAATGGTCTGCGTGGGAGGACTTGCACCTCCAAGGTCATACTGACACCTCCTTCCAAGGGAGGCTCGCTGCTATTTACGATCCTACACACAGATTAAATTCTCGAATGCGATGGCAATTAGAACATAAAATTATGCATTTTGCTATCTCATTCTTCAAAACTTTTTCTGAAGAAGCTATTCTACATGCATCAGAAATTTCAAAAGATTTCTCTGCTGGAAATACATGGTGAAAGTCCATGGCTACTGGGTGGTAACAAACTCCACAATCAGTGCAAGGTTTATTTTCTTTGGCTTCTTGTATTATTTGTCTGTATTTATTTCTTCTATCAATATTACGTTGTAAATATCTTTCTTTATTCCAACGATAATGTTTCTTTTGATACTCAGACTGTAATTCTTTTGTTGCTAAAGGCATTACTACTTCTCTTTCTCAGAGTATAAATAGTAGTAGCCCGGTTAAGAACACTTTTCGACCACTCCATTTTAAGTTTGGAGAAACTTTGGCAGGTCATGCAGGATTCGAACCCACACCTTACCGCTTTGGAGGCGGATATCATAGCCGTTAGACCAATGACCTATTTGGAGCGAAGCAAGGGACTTGCACCCTTTCCCTGAGTTTGGAAGACTCACATGCTGCTGTTGAACACCAGCCTCGCTTTGGAGCGAAGTACGAGAATTGAACTCGTCCTCAAACGTTTCTGTTAAACGAACCGCCAGTAAAAATGGAGTACGTTGTAGGATTCGAACCTACGCTTAAACGGGTTGCAGCCGTTCGCGTTTAGCCACTTCGCCAAACGTACATAATGGGGTGACGAGTCGGGGATGCTCCGACAAGAGGACAGGTTCACAGTCTGCCGCAACATTCTCATAGTTGCCATCGTCACAGTCTATGCGGATTATTCACGCACTTAATTGGTTAGACCCTAAGTATTCGGGAGCATTACCTCTGATCTTAGCAGCCTCATTAGCACAGTCTAATTTACTAATCACAATAAGTCAATATTAAACTTATTGTGTACGTATGAGGACTTAGGATAAATTGGTACTCCGGGTAGGACTCGAACCTACGGTAGTCTGCTTGTAGGGCAGATGATTTAGCCGCTAATCTACCAGAGTATAAAAATTTATTGGGCTGTGGTTAGACGAAAGCACCACTATTTTGAAGGGCTTTATAGTCTACACCCACCCAAAACTGGAGCGCAAGGAAGGATTCGGACCTTCACAGCCTCTTTACGAAAGAGGTATTCTCGCCATTAAATTACAAGCGCATTTTATTTCATCAAAACCCCTCACAAAAGGGGGTTTTGTTACAATTTGGAGCGCACGCTCAGAGTCGAACTGAGAAATGGCGGTTTACAAAACCGCTGCTGTGCCATTGAGCCACGAGCGCATGGAGGATTAGGAAGGAATCGAACCTTCGTTGCAATCTTACCAAGATTGTGTTCTGCCACTGAACTACACATCCAAAAATTTGGTGCGCCTAGAGAGACTTGCACTCCCACGGTTATTCACCATAAGGGTCTAAACCTTACGTGTCTGCTTATTCCACCATAAGCGCACTATTACTACTTCTACCACTAAAATTATTCGTTTGAGAATGGCAATTTGGACATCTAAAATTTAAATTTTCTTCTCTGTTATCCCAAAACTTACCGTTCTCATGATCTACTTGTAACTTAATAGGTTTGTCGTTATATGTATTTCCTAAGCCACAGTCAACACATTGGTATTTTCTTCCAATAGATATTAACGCTTTTTCTAAGGATTTACCATGTGTTCTAGGATCATCATAGCTTCTCAAAACCAGAATATCTTCTGGATTAACACAAGGAAGCGTCTTTCCTTTATTCCATAATTTGCCTGTAAAATGAGACGTATCAATTCCAAGTTTTTCGATCACCTTCTTCACATGAAAGTGATTCCCACCAGATTGTCTCTTTCCTAATTTTCTAAGTACCTGAGCCATAGACAAACTTTCTTTAACTACAGGCTCTAAAATTTCTTTAGTATATTTTAGTCTCATTCCATCCACAGACGCAAATTCAAAACTATATGTCATTTTGGCACAAACCTTGCCCCTCTGTCAAATGTTGCAGAGGGGACCACAGGTTTAAATGTCGTATCTCGGGTTGGACTTACACATACAGGATGCCACAGCCGCAGAAAGAATACAACAAAAATCGAAATGGGGGACGATATGCGCGAGAAAGGAGTTAATAGGCACGTCCCCCATGAATGTCGAACAATGCAAGCCCTATTTAGGGCTGATTCAATATTACCATACTCATAGAGAAAATCAATAGGGTAATTTTTTTAAATTTGTCAATACCCGTTTTCTTCTGTTCCTACATTGTACATCTTGTGTTGTCCATTCCACATTACCTATTTCGTAATGTCCATTGTTATCAATGCGATTCAAGCTATATGCTGATCTTCCAGAAGGTGTTATTCCAGCAGGCTTTGGACCCAATTCCGCCATAAATTCACCAAAAGATGTAAATTTAAACTGGATTCCTCTACCACCATAACTACTATAATTTGGGTGGTCCTTATCTTGACACCTTTTTTCAGCCATCCTATACGCATTAAACTCTGCTGGATATTGTCGTTTTAAAGTTTTACGAATTACAATAGAGTCAATACCCAAGTCTCTTTTTCTTATATACCCTACAGTAGTGGGGGATAATCCTGTCATATCAGCTACTTCTGTATCATGAAGTTCTTTGCTTTTTATTAAAGCTAAAGCTTTTTCTTTATATTGAGCAACCAAACTTCTTTTGGTGGGCAATCCTAGTGAATGATTCAATTGTCGTACACGTTCTCGTGAAATTGAAAATTTTCTTGCTATATCCGAGAGAGAAGCACCGCTTTCAATAAGCTCTTTTATCTCTTGTCTACGGGCTTTGTATTCCTCGGGAGTAAATTGGTTCTTCTCCATACTTTAATAATAAACCCGGAAATCCATTTGTCAAGGGGGTGAATGAAAATAAATTTTAACTATGTGCCCCAGAGTCTGGGGCAGATCAGTTTTAAACAAATTAAAATAACATGAAAAATCACACTCAAAATAAATTCTAAAAAATCGTCCTTATATATTTATGAAAATAAAAGACTTGCACCATCTTGAAAATGATTTTCAATTACTGTTTTTCATATATTCTTTGTATCTGTATGAAAATAAAGAAAATAGTTAAAAAGTTGACAATTGCAAAATCACATGCTACTATTGAAAATAGATTCTCCCCCGGCACATATGTATTAGATACTATAGTATTTAAGTTGTTTATTATCAGTAGTATAGTAGATAAGTACTAGGTGCTCAGTGGTTTAGGAGTGGTAATTAGTATAAAGTGTTGATAATAAACAACTTAGTATAAGGTAGGTATTGATGAAGAAGACTAGTCCCTCTATATCTAAGAAAAGACAGAGACTTAGGAATAGAATAATAGAGATAGAGTCAAAGATAATAGAGACAAAGAGTAAGTATCATGTTGATTCTAAAGAGTATATAGAGAACATGAGTCAGTATAAAGAAGCTCTCTCCAAATTAAATGCTGCTCTAGAATACTCCTCTCGCAATGAGGGCATACAGTCAGAGGGCAGGAATACGGAGTTCTTCAATCACAGGTTTGCAACTGGTGTATACTGATTGTAGCCCTTTAGACTCAGAAAGGAAAGATGTCAGATAACTCTAGCTTTAAACCATTGGTGATGGAAGAGCTTCAACCACCAATGAAGATCACCTTCATCGACAAGAAGAGTGATCTGTACCTTTTGAAAGACTTCTTTGAACGCAAGCGAAAAAATAAAAGTCTATTTGTCGGATTTGATACGGAAACAAATTGGACTGTGGACTTTTGGAACCGTCGCGTTCGCACCATGCAGTTTGGTGACAAGTTCGAACAGTTCGTAGTTGATATTCTGGGTCTACTTGATTGGGACACAGATTTGTTGATAGACACGCAGGGGAACTACGGAGTAAACAACGGGGAGCATTACAAAGAGCTTCTAGAAATTATTGAGCCCATCCTCTGCAATAATGAATTCTTAAAAGTAGGGCAGAACCTTTCCTTCGAATATGAAGTGATGCGTTGGAACTTCGGCCTGCGTATTTGGCACTTGTACAGTACCGATCTTGCCGAGCGTGTTATTCAAGCCGGAACAATCTCTTTAAAACAATACAGTGAGTTCTCCATGGTAGCGATTGTAAAACGCTACTTTGGTTTGATTGTTGATAAAGACGAGCAGCGTGGTTTTGATCTTGTCAACCGTTTGACAGACAAACAGATTGCATATGCGGCTCTAGATAGCAGGCTGCCAATTCCTATGCGAGACGCACAGATGAAGCGTCTGGTAAAAGAACAGTTGTTAGTAACAACCCAAATTGAAAATGATGCAATCGGTAGTTACGTAGACATGCATCTCAATGGACAAAACCTTGACGATACAAAATGGGTTGAGAGAATTAAAGCGTTAGAAGAGAAAAGAATTGAAGAAATAAAGCTTTTGGATCAAGCGTTCTTACCAATTGTGGGTCATAAAAATTCCCAAGTGGATGAAGAAGAACTTCACCGTTTGGAGATGATCTGGAAGACTCAGTTTGAAGAAGCAACTCCAGAAGAAAAAGCTCAGGCCGCTTTAGTACGCGCTGAAAAAGACAAAGAGAAAAAATCAGAACTAAAGAAAGTACTAAAAAATCTTGAGTTGTTTAGACGCATCAAGAAAGCAGAAGCCCGTTCCAATTTTAGTGAGAAGAACAAACTAAAAACAAAGTGGGCCAGAAATGTCGAGAAGTGTGAAGGCGAGGCATACATCAATTATGATTCCTCTACACAGCTTTTAGAAGCACTTCAAAAACTTCCCGGCATGAAAGCGTTGAAGAGCACTTCTGATGAAGAATTGCTGCACTACAACGATAAAGAAGTTATTCAGACATTACGTAAATACAAGAAGGGCAAGAAAAGCACTTCTACCTACGGAATGTCATGGATCAACCGCTGGGTTACCAAGCCTTGCAAAGAAGAAGGCTGGAGACATCCCGGCGATGGAAGACTGCACTGTGTATTTAACCAACTAGAGGCAGAAACTGGACGAAGTTCTTCATCCAAACCAAATGGGCAGAATCTTCCAAGAGAAAAAGAAGTAAGAGATTGTTTTATATGTGATCCACCAGACCCTATTACAGGGGAAGAGTTTTGTATTGTCACGGTGGACATGTCTGGTGCTGAACTTCGTATTATCGCTGACCTAGCCGACGCTAAAACTTGGATCATGGCCTTTAATAAAGGCTGGGACGTTCACTCAGTTTCTACTGAAATTCTTGAAAGAGAAAAGTGGAAAGCGGGAACTGAGGAAGGTTGTAAATATTTCAAGTTAGGTGCTGACGGTCAACCTATGAGGTTGAAGTGTTCTTGTAAAGAACATAAGAAGCTGAGAGAGAACACGAAGGCTATTAACTTCTTGTTGTGTTACGGTGGTGGGCCTGATGCTTTGGCCGACGAATTGAATATCACTGTCAATGCAGCTAAAGAATTAATGTCACAGCACAGAGCAGCATTTCCTGATGTGTGGAATTTCTTGGAGCGTTCAGGAGAACAAGCAAAAGCTGATAAAGAAGCAAGAGATATGTACGGACGTAGAAGAGCATTTCCTACTCCTACTCCCGAAGTGGCTTCTCGCTGGATCATGGAAGAGCATCCAGAAAAGCTAGCTTTGCCTGAAGAAGAACAAGAATTAAACATTGAAGAATTCAAAGCTGTTAATTTAAGAAAGCCGACAAAAGAAGAAGAATTCAACCTCACTCACAGAGCCCCAAATCAGCAAGAGATTTTCTGGGGAATAAAAGCCTTGATGGGTTCTATCGCAAGACGTGGAAAGAACCATCGTATTCAAGGCACGAACGCTAGTATCATTAAGCGTGCTATGGGTGCAGGGATTGATAAAGAAGGTCGTCCTTATTTGTGGCATACTCTTCCTTCTCTACAAGCAAAGCTATTGAGCATGGTGCATGATGAATTGATCATCCAGTGCCCAAAGCGAAATGGAGAAGCGGTTAAGCAAATGGTAGGAGAAGCGTTTAAACGCGCTGCTGCCGAAGTAATGCATAAAGTGGTAATGGAATTCGATGGTCATGTATCGAATCGTTGGGTTAAGGAATAACATGCCGACCTATTTGCAATGTCCTTTTTGTCCCGCTCAGTCTTACATCAAGAGTGAGCGGGACTCTTTGGTTTTATATGAGTGCCCAGCCAAACACAGATTTTATATTGAAAGAGAATTAAATGTCCGAGATGATGGAGATAGTAGGGTAGATGAGAGCAAAAATTTGTAAGCATGGAAAATTTCCTACTAGATCATGCAAAGAATGCAAAAATGAGTGGAATAGAAAAAACAGCCAAAAACAAAGGAAAAAATTTCCACATAAAAATTCAGAGTATTTAAAAAATTGGAGAAAAGAAAACCCAGAATATTCTGTTGAAAGAGATAGAAAAAGAGCAGAACAAGGAATTTGTTTAGAGTGTGACAACAAGCCGGAAGATGGAAATAAACTCTGTAGTACTTGTAGAATTAAAATTACAGTATCTCGTCTAGGCATTGATGTAAATGATATACCAAAGATTGTAAAACAATATGCAATAAAAAAATGCAGAATTTGTGATTCTGATAAAACCACCGGAAAAGGCTGGCATTTTGATCATGACCATGTAACAAAAAAATTTAGAGGTATATTATGTCACAACTGTAACCTTGGTTTGGGACAGTTCAAAGATAAAGAACTGCTCTTACTTAAAGCAATAAATTACTTACGAAAGGCTACAGTAAATGAATTATAAAGACTTTACTAAAATGTCGCCGTTCTCAAAGACAGTGATGGAGCAGAAGTATAGTCATGATCTTGGCGATGGTAGAAAAGAAACTTGGGAAGAGATAGCAAAACGACAACGAGCAGTTCTAAAATCGGTCCATGCTAAAAAGTCCCTTATTGATCAAGTAGAGCAATTTATTATTGAGAGAAAGTTTATTCCCGGTGGTAGGTACCTGCATAATGTTGGTAAGCCGTATCACCAAACTCAAAACTGTTTGTTATTAAGAGCCGAAGATAGTAGAGAGGGCTGGGCGGATTTAATGTCCAAAGCCACTAATGCTCTTATGACAGGAGCAGGTATTGGAGTAGACTACTCTTTGGTACGTGGTGAAGGAAAACTAGTTAGACGTACAGGAAATTATGCTACTGGACCTGTATATCTAATGCAGATGGTAAATGAATCCGGTAGAGGTGTAATGCGTGGTGGACAAGGACGCTCAGCAATATGGGCAGGATTAAATTGGTCGCATCCCGATATTTTTAAATTTATTACAGTAAAAAACTGGATACCAGAAGTTAGAGATTTAAAGTTAAAAGATTTTAGCTTCCCTGCTACTCTGGATATGACCAACATAAGTGTTCTTTTAGATGATGAATTCTTTGCGGCATATCATAATGACAAGCATCCCAAGAATAGTTTGGCACAAAATGTGTACTGGGCTACTGTGGAAAGAATGCTTAAAACAGGTGAACCCGGATTTAGCATAGACCTTGGGAAGAATTCAAAGGAAACTTTAAGAAATGCTTGTACTGAGATTACTTCCGCTGACGATAGCGATATCTGTAATTTGGGTAGTATCAACCTTGCGCGTGTGGGCTCTGTTGAAGAGATGGGAGCGTTGGTTGAGTGTTCTACTGCCTTCCTTTTGGCTGGCACTGTTTATAGCGATGTGCCTTATCCGAAAGTAGATCAAGTTAGAACTAAGAATCGTCGTCTCGGGCTTGGATTAATGGGCATACACGAGTTCTTGATGTCTCGTGGAAAACGATACGGAGTAGATGAAGAACTAGACAAGTATTTAGGAATTTATAAAACTACTGGAAAATATGCCAATGCTTATGCTGACGAGTGGGAACTATCAAGACCAGTTGCAACAAGAGCTATTGCACCTACAGGAAGTATTTCGATAGTAGCAGAGACTTCTTCTGGTATTGAACCTATTTTTTGTTCTGCATATAAACGTAGATATCTTAAAGGGGACACTTGGCATTATCAGTATGTTCTTGATCCTGTAGCTAAAAATCTTGTTGACAATGGATTAAACCCAGATCAATTAGAAGATGCATACTCACTGGCTGCTGATCCAGAGCGTAGACTCTCTTTTCAAGCACACGTACAACAATACGTTGACCATGCTATATCATCCACTTTAAATTTACCGTCATGGGGCAGTGAGTTAAACAACAAAAATACGGTACAAGATTTTGGAAAAATATTGATAAAATATTTGCCAAAACTAAGAGGGATCACAACATATCCAGATGGAGCTAGAGCAGGACAACCATTAAACACTGTTTCTTATAAAACCGCCTCAAAACATGTTGGAGAAGTTTTTATAGAGAGTGGGGATATCTGTGACATCTCAGGTAAAGGTGGGCCTTGTGGTAGCTAATAAATGGAAAATAATTAAAGAAGTGTACAAGGATAAGAGAAGAAAATATGAAGTGCAATGTTCGTGTGGGTATATAGGTTTTCGCAGAGCGGACTGGGTTGATACTGGTAGAAGTACTTCTTGTAAATCATGTTCTGCTAAAGAGACATTAAAAAATCACCCAAATCCCGTATTTGCTAAGCGTGCTCATTTTGGTGTAGGAGATATTACCAAAACTTATTGGTATGCCATACGTCAAGGAGCACAGAAAAGAAACATAGAATTTGATATCACTATAGAACAAGCGTGGGAACTATTTGTTAAACAAAATGGAAAATGTGCTTTGTCTGGAGTAGATATACAGCTTTCTAGTGACTTGAAAAAGTGCAACCCTGATTATTCAAAAATTACAGCTTCTTTAGATAGAATTGATTCTACGAAGGGGTACATATTAAACAATATTCAGTGGGTTCATAAAACAGTAAACTATATAAAAAGAGACTTGGATCAAGAAGAATTTATAACTTGGTGCCAACTGATTAGTAAAAATGAGAATAATTGACTCAGAGAAGTTAGATTTTTCGGATGTGTTGCTTGTGCCACATCGTTCTAGTCTAACGAGTAGAAAAGAAGTAGATATCACAAGGGAATTCCATTTCAAACATGCTTATGGAACTTGGAGTGGAATTCCCATAGTTTCATCGAACATGTCCAGTGTTACAAACTGGGAAACTGCCTCTACTATGCATCAAAGAGGTATGCTGGCTTGTATGCCTAAAAATCTCAGTTTAGTTTCAGTCAATAGAAACTATATCAACACGTTTGGCATGGAAGGCTTAAGCACTTTTAGAGAATCTTTGTTCCCAAGAATTATTTGTTTAGATGTGGCGAATGGTTATATGGAAAGGTTTGCTGATCTTGTAAAGCGCACTAGAGAAGAAGCAAAGTTTTCTATAATTATCGCTGGTAATGTTGTAACCCCTGAGATGACTCAAGAGTTGATTCTATCAGGAGCAGACATTGTTAAAGTTGGTATTGGTAGCGGTTCTGCTTGTGCTACTCGTAGTGTGGCTGGTGTTGGTTTCCCGCAGTTCTCCGCAGTTGTTGAATGTGCCGATGCTGCTCATGGTTTGGGTGGGCATATTATGTCTGACGGTGGTTGTACTACTCCGGGGGATGTAGCTAAGGCATTTTGCGCTGGTGCTGATTTTGTAATGCTTGGAGGAATGCTTGCTGGACACGATGAAAACGGTTCCGAATTTTACGGAGAATCCTCAGAGAGAGCAAATATTTCAAATTCTGGTGGGCTCAAAGATTATCGGGCTTCTGAGGGTTTTGAGTTGGTTCTTCCCAAAAGAGGAGGACTTAACGGAACCTTACAAACAATTGAAGGTGGCCTTAGAAGCTGTGGTGCCTATATCGGTGCAACGAAGCTTAAAGACTTCCCCAAGTGTGCAACGTTCATAAAAGTTAGACGAATTCTAAATGAAAGCTTAAAGGAGTATAGGACTCAGTGATTCAGTTAACAGAAAAAGAATACAACGATATGGTTGAGTTTTACACCAATCGACGTGATCAAATTAATGAGATGGCTAGAGAAGTTCATAAGGCAAATGAAAAATGGTGGAAGAATATCAACACTGGAGAACCACTAGATAAATCCAATTTTGAACTTAAGGGAACAAAACTCATGCTCATGGTTTCAGAGATTGCTGAAGCTATGGAAGGTGAGCGCAAAGAATTAATGGACGATAAGCTTCCCCATCGTAAGATGGCAGAAGTGGAACTGGCTGATGCTGTGATTCGTATCTTCGACTATGCCGCAGCTATGGGTTACGACCTTGGTGGAGCTTACGTAGAAAAGATGGCGTATAACGCTAAGCGTGAAGATCATAAAATTGAAAACCGCTTGCTTCCCGGTGGGAAGAAATTCTAGTAACACATGGCGATAACAATATTAAAAGAAATTAAATCTACTAAAAGAAAAACTAAAGTAGAATGTAGGTGTGATTGTGGTCGCATATTTAAAGCCAGAAAAGATAATGTAAAATCTGGTATCACAAAAAGTTGTGGGTGTTTTAAAAGTAAGTCGGTAAGAAAAGTTTTAGATGCATATGTAGTTACTCATGGAATGTCTAGAACGCCGGAATGGTGGTCATATTCTGGAGCGAAACAAAGATGCAGTAATCCAAAGCACATTAGTTATAAAAATTATGGTGGTAGAGGCATAAAATTTTTATTCAAATCTTTTGAAGATTTTTATAAAGAGCTAGGACCAAGACCAAAAAATAAAACTTTGGATAGGATAGACAACAATGGTCACTACGAACCCGGAAATGTTAGATGGGCAACCAAAAAAGATCAAATACTTAACAGGAGATTAGCACAGTGCCAATAACTGCTTATTGTGATGCAGGGTCGAGAGGAAATCCCGGTCCTGCCGCCTGTGCTTATGTGATATACGAGAACGGGAAGAAAACTCTCTATAGCTCATGGTACATTGGGGAACAAACGAACAACGTGGCTGAATACAGCGCACTGATTGGTTTGTTACGTGAACTGAAAGTACCCGCTGAAATTTTTTGTGACAGTGCTTTAGTAGTCAATCAGGTAATGGGCAAGTGGAAAGTAAAGCACGAGAACATGAAACCTCTTCACGCTGAAGCGCAGGCTTTACTGATTAGAGGTAAACACACTTTAACACATATAAAGGGGCATAGTGGTATCCCCGGCAATGAATTAGCTGATCAATTGGTGAATATAGAATTGAATGACTATGAAGAAAAGAGCAAAGAAAGAAAAGCTTGACTTGTTAGAGTCGGCTGATATACTATATAAGCTGGCTACAAAAGTTCAAGGAGAGCCGTGGCTTATTTTGAATAACGCCATCGGGCACATTTTAGACCGTTTTTATAGAGAAGGATATTGTTTGTGATTGGTAAAAAGTTTGGTAAATGGTTAGTTATAGAGTTTCCAAAGAATAAAAAATATGGGACAAATTTATGGCTCTGCCGATGTGAGTGTGGTTTAGAAAAGGAAGTGAGTGAGGTTTCTTTAAACCACGGATTATCCAAAGGGTGTAGAAAGTGTTTTGAAGACACTGTAAAAATTAGGCCATACGAAGCTCTGTACAACCAGTTTGTACGCACGGTAAAAAAGTCAAAAAAACATAGCTCTATTTCATATGAAGATTTTTTACAGTTTACCCATCAAAAGGAATGTTTTTATTGTGGTAAAAAAATTTCATGGTTAAAGTATACTACCAAAAGTTCTAGCAGAGCTTATCATTTAGACAGAAAAGATAATAGTCTGGGGTATTCAGTAGAAAACTGTGTGGTTTGTTGTGCAATCTGTAATCGTTTAAAATCTGACATGTTTTCATTCGACGAAATGTGTTTATTGTCTCCTGTATTAAAGAGAATACAATACAACAGAGAGGCATTAAATGAAGAGTTAAAATGGTCAGAATTGTATTTTATAAACACTGGAAATAATTTTTTTGAAACAAATCCAGTAGACAAGAAAAAGTTTATCGAGGACGGATATATAATTTCAAATTGAGGTGCCTTCGGAAGGGCGCTGGCCTTATAAGCCGGAACTGACACTAGATTGGTGTTCGCAAGCTGGATCGTCACCAGCCACCTCAACCATATGGCTGCATCGTTCAATTGAACAGGACACCCGCCTTCTAAGCGGTGAATCTAGGTTTGAGTCCTAGTGTGGCTACCATAGCGTTGTCTTCTAACTGGAATAGGAAATCTCCCTCTCAAGGAGAAAAATGCGGGTTCGAGTCCCGTTAACGCTACCAATTTTAATGTGGAGTTATCGTCTAACAGGAGTATAGTGTTAATGGCAGCATATCAAACTCTTAATTTGCAAGGTGAAGGTTCAAATCCTTCTGCTCCTACCAAATTTAAAAGCCCTTCCATACATAGAACAGCTTTGTATAGGGCTAAAGCAGCTTATCGCGGCATGATAGAAAGATGTGAAAATAAGAACGGTAAAAATCCTACATATACTGATGTAAAATTGAAAATGACAATGGAGGAATGGTTAAATTGGGCAGTTTCTAAATATGAAAAGTTTCTAATAGAGAACCCAAATGAGCAGCCTTCCGTATCTAGATACAAAGATATTGGTCATTATGAAATAGGAAATTTAGAAATAATATCTTTTTCTAAAAACAGAATAGGGCAGAAAAATTCCTTATTACTAAAAGAAGATGGAACAAAATTATGTGGTCGTTGTAAATTAGTTCTAAAAGCTGACAGTAATTTTTGGAAAGACAAAACTCGCCCCGATGGATTTAGGAAATGGTGTAAAGAATGCGTTACTAAACATAGATTAGAACGCAAGGGGAATCGTGGCGTAATCGGCAGCGTATCAGACTTTTAATCTGCAAGGTGGAGGATCGTGGCCTCCCGGTTCCACCAATTTTAGAAGTAAATATGACTCAGGAGAATGTATGGCAAAGAAAAAAGTAGAGAAGAAGGTAGTGAAGGTTAACGTTACAAAGAAGTATATTACGCAGGGAGAACCTTCAGATGGTTCCCATTGTCCCATCGCTTTAGCTTTAAGAGCTAAGGGATATGACGATGTTATGGTTGACAGCGAAACTGCGGAAGTATTTAAGGGAGATAAGTATTACATTGCTAATCTTCCTGCTGTAGCTAAGAAATTTGTTGAGAAATTCGACAACGTAGTTTATGACGAAGAAATGGAACTTGTTCAAGTTGAAGAAGTTAAACCTATCAAATTTGAATTGAAGTTCATTGAACTTACATAAACAAAGAAAACCCCGGCCATCCGAAAGGATAGTCGGGGTATTTTTTTTTT